ATCTTTTTCTGTGTAGTCTTCTGGTAGTTGCTCCCAAACTTCAAGAAGCACTTGTCCAGTTCTCGCAAGAAAACTTTCTGTTTTGTCTTTATGAAAATGTATGCTGCAACATTTGCCTTGTTCAACAAATAGTAATTTTACACAATAATTTTCATCATTTTTATAAATTAATTCTTTTCCCCAAACTTTTTTTACAATATCAGGCATAATGCCTCCTATTTCCAATTTTTATATTTTTTGCGCATCGGTTCAAAAACAAAAGAATCATCTATATCATATTTATTGACGCTCATTTCTTCCACTATTGAATCAACAATCCCCTTTGTTTTAAATACACCAGATGCCTTGGCAAAGGTTTCTACAATCCTTTTAAATTCTTCGTCTGTCATTAAATTTCAGCGACTGATAATGCCGCCCTCCTTTTGTTAGATGTTAAAATAATGATGTTTACTCATATATAATATCTACTAATTGGCAAAAAATTTTATTATTTTTTACCAATTTGGAAATAGTCCTTCAAGACGCGCCATTATATCTATGTCTTCTTGAGAAACATGCCTCCAACATCTCTTCACCTTATTGTCATGGTCTGTCTTGAGTCCATTCCATAAATTAAACTTTGCTCTTTTTATCAAATTAAAATTATTAAATACTATATCTTTTGTTTGTAAAATCTTTGTTTTATCTCGTTGAGCCTCTAAATTATTTTTACTTTCAAATTCCCATATTGTAAAACCCCTTTTCAAGTATTTCATCAAGAATTTTCGTTTCCAAATTGAAGGTTTGGTTGTCATTCGGAATGCTGCATGTTGTGGATATAAATCAAAATTTTTGTCAAAATTGCTACAAATTGTTTTGTGCTGTCCAACAATAATTTTACCAATGTTATCTTGAGATATTTTTTCTAAACATAAATTGATTTTTTCTATATCAACATCTCCAACAGGAAGTAGGTCATCCAATAAAAGCAATACATATTCATCCTCGATGTCGGCTAAATACTTCTTAATAGGGTCTGTCCATATACGACCATCGTTAAAGTCTGACTGCGGACCTACAGAAACCGATTTAAAATTTGAAGGCAATTCTTTTGGTTCTTTAAAACACAGAACATCTACAGATTGCCCTGGATAATGCTTATTAAAAAGTTCAGCATAAATATTCAAAAGCGGCAAATATTTATCACAAACTTTTAATACAATTCTCATAACATTTTCTCCTTTTTTACCATTTTTACCAAAAGATCAAACAAACTTGTTTTAATATCCCATTCTGGATAATGCAATTTAAACTTAGACAAATTTGTTATATACCAAATATGATCGCCTATTCTGTTGTCTTCTAAAATATCATAGTTTTTCCAATTACTTCCATTTATTCTATTTATTGTATCAATGGCTTCTAAAATAGATGTTGAGTTGTCTCTTCCACCGCCAGCATTATACACCTCTCCACATCTTGGATTTTGTATAAAATGCCAAAACATATTTATTAGATCAGCGCTATAAATATTATCTCGCACCTGCTTGCCTTTATAGCCGAAAATATTGTAATGTTTGTTGTGTACAATACATTTCACCAGATACGACAAAAAGCCGTGAAGCTCTGTTCCTGCGTGATTTTCGCCCGTTAAACAGCCGCCCCTAAAGATAGCTGTTTGCATTCCAAAATATTTTCCATATTCTTGCACCATTATATCTGCGGCAACTTTAGATGCGCCAAAAATAGAATGTTCTGACTGATCTATACTCATAGTTTCATTTATAGTATACAGATTGTTGTTAAAGTCATAAACTTCATAACGCATATCTTCTTCAACTAACCCTGGTAAATAATTAGGCATATCGCCATATACTTTATTACTGCTTGTAAAAACGAATACAGCGTCATTACAATGTAATCTTGTAAGCTCCAAAAGATTAAATGTTCCAACAGCATTAATGTGAAAGTCAGTCAAAGGCTCTTTAGCTGCCCAGTCATGAGATGGTTGTGCAGCAGTATGTATTATAATATCAAAAGGGTGTTTATTAAATATTTGCTCCAAAGCCTTGTAGTTTCTTATGTCGCAATTGTAGTGTTCATATTGTGACAAACATTTAAGTGAGTCTGCAGTCTTTTTTGTAGATGCATTTTTGCCAAAAAAGTATTGTCGCATATTGTTGTCAATACCATAGACGCTATAATTTTTGTTAATAAAAAATCTTACTGCTTCTGATCCTATCAGTCCTGCAGAACCAGTTACCAATACATTCGCCATTACCCCCCCTTTTTTTTATTTTTACCTCTATTAAAATTGATAATTAAAATTTTCAATATCTTCTTGATAAAAATCTTCAATTAATTTTATAGCCTTTTCATCTCCTTTGTAAAATTTTTTATAACATTTATTTTTTCTTTTTTTGCTTTTGTTCTTTTCTGGTAATTTTTTATATTTTATTCCTAATTTTTTACACAATAATTTCCAATCTTTATCTAATGTTTCAAATTTGCATATAAAATCAACTTCTATTTTTTCTTTATTGTTTTTTAGCCAGTTACTACAAGTGTCAAATGACCAATTTAGTCCCTTATTTTCTCCAAAGATTATTTTTATCCAGTCTGTAAAATTATATTTATTAGAATAAATAAATTTTTTCCCCTGTCTTTTTTTATGGAAATATAATGATAAAACCCTATCAAATGGATTTCTTACAATTGACCAAATAAAAAAATTATTAAATTTTTCCTGCCCATTTTTTTTAATATAATATTTAAGATTATGGTTTTTTTCTTTTGTGTTTTGTTTATTAAAAAAATGATGTACTGAAGTTCCGGCTGTTTTAGTAATGTGTATGAATATAAAATTATTATTTTCACAAATCATTTTTTTGCCACCATAATATCTTTTTTCTTTGAGCTTTTCCCACCACCATTCTCATAATAGATTTTATAATCACTACATATTTGTAATAATTTCTTTTTTACTTTTTTCTTTTTGACTTTATAGCTATTGAACAACGACACATCATCTATTAAAATACATGGCGTTTCTTTTACGTTCGATATAATGATATCTAATTCTTCAAGAATTGGACTCCAAGAATTTGTATGTGCATCGAGCCAAAATGTTATTGGCCCATTAATATTTTTAACAACATTTTTTAAAAACTCTCTAGAGTCATTTGTGTAAAAATGTATTTTGTCAATATCATTCAGTCTTTCCTTGCATATTGGTATTCTTTCTTCGTCTACTTCTGTTGTCCAAATTTCTTCAAAGCCAACACTTAATGCATTTAACGATGTGTTGCCAGTTGCCGTTCCGGTTTCTACAAAATTTTTATTTATATATTTTTTTAAAGTCTCTATTTTAATTGGCATTCTCTTTAGTCCATTCTTCTACTATCGCCTCTTTAATTTTATACTGTTGTTTTATCGCCCATTTTTTTCTGTTAATATATCTATATTTTTTAAAATTACTTTTTTCAAGAATATTTTCTACTATGTGATTTTTCAATCCTTTTTCCTTAAGTTTTAATTGTATAAATGGCAGCCTTCTATAATGTACCAATAAGCCATAAAAATAATGGTCTAACAATTTTTCAAAGACATCAAAAAGATAAAATAACTCTCCTTTTATAAAAAATGAATCCTGATATGAACATAATAATTTATAACCTTTACTTTCGAAAATCTCATTTATAACAGAAAGCGACTGCTGTATATTATTTGATGCAATATCTGCCGATACCCTTGGATGAAACGGTGGCAGCATCTGTCCACCCTCTATGCATACCACTGTCGGTAAATATTTTTCAATAGATTCAAAAATTTCTACATCTAAACCGTCTACATCAATTGAACAAAAATTTATATGTTGTCTTCTTATAAATCTATCACATATGTTATCAAAATGATTTTCACTGTTTTTGTCGCTGTTTATAAAAGCATTTGCAATAACAATTCTTTTCTGGTCTTTATAATTATTTTTTAATTGTTTGAATCTTTTTTCATTGCCCTCTATAAAAAATCCGTCCCATCCTTCATCGAATAACTTGCGACAATTTGACCCACGTATTCCATCAATGGCTCCAAATTCAACAAAAAAACCCCTCCAAATTTTTAATACTTGCATAATTTTTTCTATAATGCCATCATTTCCAGTAAAGCTATATTTATCTTTTCTATAGTCTAATAAGTTCATGATAATCGTCCCTTTGTTCTGTTGCGCGAACCGCTTGTGTCTGCATTCCAAAACGGTTGATTTTCTAAAATATAAATATCACATATGTTATGAAAATTTTTTGCCCTTGGAATTTCAGCTTTCTTGGCTACATTGTTGGGATCAAAATCTTTCCACAAATGATGTAACAACTTTGTTCTTGTAAAATTTGGATAATCGCAATAATTTCTACTGCTCAAAGTAAATTGTTCTTTGCCAATATTGATCGTATCAAAATCTTTTGTTTTTTTGCCATTAATATATGATCGTGTTCCAACAAATCTTTTATTTGTGCCTTTAAGCCCCTTGTTTCGCATTGTTTGTATGTGTCCAGCATTCCCATATTGTTGAAAAAATGCTTCTATTGACGCCATATCTATTGTTCTATCAAGAAAAAAATCGTTTTGAACATACAATAGAATATCACCGCTTTTCTCCGCGCTCTCAGTTATTTTCTTGAGGGTAATTGATATCCCTTTTCTTTCTTTATTTTTTATAAATTGATCAACAAAGTCCAATGAATTTATATATTCATCAACCCTTTTATCTTTAGATGCGTCGTCCCCTATTATAAAATACGCATCCATTAATTCAGGATTATATTTTACTATGCTATCGACACACTTTTTAAGGAAAGAAAGTCTTTCACATGTTTGAATACCAACAACAAATTTCATCATATCACCCCAATCATTTTTAACCAATGTGCAATTCTTATTTGGTGTGTTTTTCCCCTCATTGCTTGAGATTGTGTTAAATAATTATCTTTATTAAATTTATTAAGCTTATCTTTTAAATATTTTTTTAAATGCTTCTTGCCATCTATTTTTCTAACATCAAAATCTATCATCAAATGATTTATTTTATCATACTCACAACTATTTAATAAATCATCTACTATATCAATCTCTGCACCTTCGGCATTAATTTTCATTATAACATAGTCATCATTTGAAATATTTTCTTGAAACCAATCTGTTGCTCTTACAAACTCACATTCAATATCTCCATTTGGTTTTTTACGTTTTCCATTATATTTTTCTTTAAAAAGCGTTCCACCAACATGTCCAGCATTATAAATGATAGAACGGCAGCTTCTATCCCATAGCCCAAATGCATTGATTACAAGTTTGTCATCGTTATATTGTTCTTTTATAATATCACAATTAGACACAACTGGTTCAAATGTGTGTATAATATCAAAGTGATATTTTTCTTTCAACACCTCTTCCACTGTTTCACCGTGATGTCCACCAACATCTAAAAATATTTTCATCATCAAGCCTTTCTTATGTCTTTAATATTCCTTAATGGATGATTATCTAAAATTTCTGGATGTTCTCCATCGAATTTTTTCAAAGAAAATTTACCAAGATAAAAATTATATGTAGCTTCTTCTAATGGAATTTTTTCCCAATTATTATTAAACCATCTTTCCATCCCTGGTACAAATCCACTTGTTTTGTGTCTTATGCGCATCCTTTCGGTGGGTTTAACCCACTTTAGATGGTGAAAATATGTATCTTCATTCAAAATAATATGATTTTTTCCTACATTTTTAGCATTGTGTGTAGGTTTAAAATACATGTCTGGATTAACTTTAAAAATAAAAGCACGCTTCTTAGGATTGCTATGTATAATTAATTGCCAATCAAAAGAAAAGGCAAATTCTTTCCCGAAAAATTTAATTAAGTCTGGCTTATCATTATCCATTATATCTATCATTTTTTCTATCGCTGAGTGGAACCAAATTTCGTCCACATCTAATGGGATGAGGTAATCTCCAGCAGAACAATAGCTTAAAGCGCGATTAAAATTTTCGCATTGATTTTTTCTGTAGTTATTATGTTTTCTTGTCGTATATTCTAATTTAATTCTATTAGGAAATTCTTTTGTCTTATCTGAAATGACATCAAGCGTCTCGTCCGTAGAACGTTCAGGTATTTCTTGGTGTGCTGCAAATTGTGAGCCTTCACAAATATATATCAAATCACAAAATTTTAATGCATTATCAATTTGATATCCTACCCAATCCTTTTCATTATATGCTTGTATAAAACCTATTTTTTTCATTTCCACCCCATATATGCATTGCCATTTTTGCTTAATATATATTCTGCACGATCGCCACACAGCTCTCTTATATGCTTTGACAGTGTGAATGTGCTTTTGAATTTCTGCTTATTGCCATTTTTGATCATTTTGTCATCTGGGATGTTTCCAGTAAAGTCGAAGATAGTTGTCCTTATCGCACCATGTTCCGTGGGTTTTTCTCCCCTGATCTTCTGGCATTTATAACACAACACATTAAGGAAATCATCAGATAGTTGACAATAGTCGAAATATAGTCCGTGACTTGCTATAATTTTTTGTCCATCCTGTTTTTCTGCTATACAATATCCAATTTTTTTATTATCAAAAATAAATTTTTCTGGTTTAATAATTATATTTGAATCACTATGTAAATAAAATAATGGCTTTTGAAGGGCTAAAAATCTATCTCTGAGGAACAATAGTCCAGCTTTAAAGATAAACCTCTTGTGACTAAGCGAACCCCGCACATATTCAAGCGATTTGGCGTACTTTTCTACGTCAAGGTGTTCTGCTATGACTGGAATTTTAAGCTCTTCACAGCGCTGTACAAGCCTTTTAGCGTGGTGTTTGTGTGAGCTTGTATACCAAGTCCAAAATGTGGGATAATTATGCACGACAAGTGCCCTTTATAACATCGAAATCTTTTTTATATCTTTTATAAATTTTAATAATTGTTGAGTCTTTAACATCTTTTATATTTACAAATTTTTTACTTCTATTTTCCCAAGGAAATCCGCGAGTAATATCAAATAATTTGCCTATTTCAATAATATTATCTGGCAATTTACTGAATATTAATATTTTGGTTACTATTTGTAAGTCATCGTCAAAAAACCACCTGTATTGATTGCCGAGCATATAATTAGATATTAATTTTCCTTTATACTCATCTATTTGATCAACAAATTCATCAAATGTAGTGTTTTTTAGCGCCCTCTGAACATTTTTGTCGTGCTGAATGCCAACGCCGCCGCCTTTATAGTGATTAAAAACCGACATTAAACGATCAATAGGGTTTCTAATGACGCCAAACGAAAAATAGTCGCTATATTTGCCAGCAGCAAGCTGATTTCTGATGCGCCAGTCCTTTTCGTGCGGATTTCCAACCGTTTTTCCAGTAAGAAAAATCTCAACGCTTTTTCCTGCGTTTTTTGGAATGTGTAGAAAAATTAATTTTTTATCTTTTAAAATCACAATTAAAAACCTTCTCATTAAGATGTTTCAAGTCATTTGTACAATAACTATTAAATATGCTATTATTATTATACGCTTTCCATCTTTCAAGAACTTTCATATCTTGAGCGCGCCCTTGATACTTCATTTGATCAAAAGAACTGCCATTGGCATTTTTTGGTATAAAATTTATGCCCTCATCTGTGAAAGGAATATCAAAATTATCGCATATCCACATACGATATGCTTTATCTTTAAACCACTTGTCAAATAAAATATATTGCTTTTTTCCATTCAGTATTTCGCAAGCATATTCAAACCAAGCATTTGTAGATTCAGCCAACCTTTGTTTGAGCGATCTTTTTTCTGTTGATCTTATTAATGATGCAATTGTATTTCTAACGTCTCTTAAAACAATAATTGATTCTGCTTCAATATGGTTTTCTACCATATTAATATCATCTATTTTAGCATCTTCAAAGCTATAAATTATTTTTTTACTATCTGAGCCAGCATATTTGGTTTTCTTAACTCCGCCAAAATAATGAATTTCTCCATCTACTAATTTATATGGGTCAACATCATTGTGATGTATCACAGTTTCCTTCATCTGTTTTGCAAACCAAGAAAGAACTGCATGGTGCCCGCTTCTTTTTGTCGCTACAAACAATATTTTTTTGCCAAGCATTTAAACTTCTTCCAAAAGCTTATTAAATTGTTTACCACATTCACACTGCAACTGCATTTTTTTACGTGGCATTACCATAACATAATTTAGTTCTTTACCGCATGAAGGGCACTTTAGTTTTGAATGTTTTTCTTTTTTAATCTTTCCTACTTTGCGTGCCATTATTATCTCCTTTGCTATAATTATTTTTTACCAATAACTTCCATAACAATTTGTAAATCTTCCCAACACTCCTTTTTCTTTGCAGGATTGCGCAACAAATATGCAGGATGAAATGTTGGAATTACTACAATTGATTGTTCGCTATAGAACGAATCTATCTCGAATATTTTCCCATGTTCTTTTGTGATACCCTTAATAGACTTATCACCAATAATTTCTTTCATCGCAAAATTACCAAGTGTGATAATAGCTGTAGGATTAATCAATCTTATTTGTTCAGCCAAAAAATGTTTACACTTACCAATTTCAAATTGAGTTGGGTTTCTGTTTTCTGGGGGGCGACACTTGAGTATATTCGCAATATATACTTCGTCTCTATTAAAGCCCATTGCTGCTATCATTTTCGTCAAAAGCGCCCCAGAGCGCCCACAAAAAGGTTTGCCAGTCAAGTCTTCGTTGGCCCCAGGGGCTTCGCCAACCCACAATAAATCTGCATTGACATTGCCTTCGCCAATTACAACATTCTTTCTTGTTTGATACAAAAGGCATTCTTTACAATTGTTGATTTTTTGTATTATATTATCCATCTAACAACTGAACCAATTCATCAAGGTTTTTATAAAAAATATCTTTGACATCATCTTTATCCATATGATAATGTCCATTTTCTTCTATGAGGCGCTCAATAAAATTTTCTACAATAAGCTTTTTTTCATAGTGTTTGGCAGCTCTCTCGTCTATAAATAGCTCGCCATCACTTGTCTGATACGCAGAAACATTATTTATTGCCATAATAACCTCTATACATCATTATTTTCTACAAAATCGACTATTTCACCAAAATGATCAAATAATGCATTAACAACATCTGTTTTGTCCATCCTATCAAACAAATACCTCTCTACAAAGTCATCAAGAAATATATGTAAATCTAATTCTGCTTGATGATCTTTGGCTTCTTGCTCATCTTTAAATAATTCTCCGTCTGTAGTTTCAAAAACTTCTACTTGTTTAATATTTACTTTTATTTTACCCATCGGTTTTAATTTTCCCATCTTCAATTATAACGCCCATCTCTTTGTCGTCGCCGACTCTTTCCATCCACAACTGAAAATCATTATCTTTTACAACCTGTTGAATTTCCTTAATGCTGTCATTGTCCAGAAGCCCACCATCTTTTACCAAAAGTACCCTAAGTTTTGGGTTCAACGCCATTCCACAGGCTATTGACACCTTGAGCTGTTTAGAAGACGACTCTTGTTCAAACGGCACTCCATCAATAAAGATGCCATCTTCGGTGAAAGACAGTCCTTCTACCGGCATATTTACCTCAGAAAGCCGCTTTTCCTTCTCTTGATCTATTTCTTTTATTTGATCTGTCAATTTTTTATATTTTTCACGACTTTCTCTTAGCTTTTTAAGCAACTCTTTGTGCTCATTTACTGCATCAACCGCCTTATTTGTTTCTTCAGCCATATTTAACCGTTTTTTAATTTCACTTGTATCGACCTTATCTGCTACCTTAAATTTTTCTTGAATCTTTAATCTTTGGTTCTTGAGATCTTTGTATTCTTCTTTTTTGGCATTAAACTTTTGCTTAAGCTCCTCTAACTCTTCACGAACATACTTCATTCTATGGTCAATATTTTCTGCGTCTATAGTAAGTCTATCTACTTCAGCATTTTTTTCATTAGCATTATTAAGTTTTTCCATAAGGCGCTTAACAGAAACTTTTTCTTCTGGAATTTCATCTGGTAAATTTTCTTCTATCTTATCACATTGCGCCCTAAGTCTTTTACCCTCTCTGTTTACTTTTTTACGATCTTCATAAATGAAAGCCCTTTTTTTCTCTAGATCAGCAAAATCTAAGCCAGTAATTTCCTTTAGAATCTCCACCTGCCTTTTGGAATCCATACGAGTAAATGCAAACGGATCAAATGAAATTTCGCCCACCAGTTTATTCAACATCTTTTGAGGTGACCCAAATGTTGCGCCGTCTTGATTTGTAATTTTTAATGTGCCGCCACCATCTTCGGTGAATGTGCGCTTTACCTTATATTCGCCAAGATCAAGCTCTACAAAGCCCCTCTTTTCTCCATCTCGCAATGCTTTCTTTGGAATATTGCGACTACCAGCCAATGCTGCAAGAATGGAGTCCAAAACAGATGATTTCCCCTGAGAGTTCTTCCCACTGAGAATAACAAGCTCTCCATCTGGAGTGATTTCAACTGCCTTAATACGTTTGAAATTTTTTGTTACAAGGTTTAAAATCTTCATCTTTTTTCCTTTCAGCAATTTTCCTCTCTATTTATAATATCTACTAATTGCTGTTTTTTTCCAATTAAAATTTAACAATCTCCACACAGCCACTCCAATGAATTTTGATAGACAAATATATCATTATCGGATGGATCAATAGTTATACAGCCAGATGTATTTCCATCGCTATCGGTTGTTTCTACCCAGTGTAATTTTTCATTTTTGTCTATTTTTTCCACATCGGAACCTAAAGATTTCACAGCGCATTTTAATGTTTCATATTTTGTTTTTAAGTTAATATTTTTATTTTTTAAATCATCAATTTCATCACTGATTTCATCAAATGATTTTTCTAGTTTCGCTTGTTCGTCTTTCAATTGATTATTTTTTTTTATGCTTTGATCTAATTCTGTCCAAAGTTGCCAAAGAAAAACAACTTCTGCTATAATAATAACTGCCAAAATAGATATTATCCAAGTCATTTTGCGTTCCTTTCTAAAATTTTAATTATTTTTGCATAATTTTCTCTTATGTGTGGAAATTTACATTCTGAACAATCTTTCACCCCATTTTTTAATATTTTATAATTACCAGGACAATCTAAATGGTAAAGTGGGCAAAAACAAAATAAACAATTAATTTCTTCCATGTTGTGACATGGGTAAAAAGGACATTCTTTATATTCGAAAAACATTAAAACTTCTTATTCCCGTGTCGATATGGTCGTTGTTTATTTTTGTTGTGCTTTTTTTCTACCTCTGCAATTATGTCTATTTCTTCGTGTTCACATAGGTCAAAAATTCTAATAATCGCATCTGCAAGTTCTTCGCCAAGCCAACCATCTTCACCATCCACTTTGTGCTCTCTACATCCCTCAAGCGCTTCTGAAATCTCTGAATGTACAAGACAAAGCAATTCTGGAATAGAGCGTTCTTTATCCCACCATCCGTGTTCTTTTGCAACTTGATTGATGTCTTTGGGACTTACAATTTTTACTTTTGACATAATTTTTCCTTATTTATTTTAATAGTAGTGTCCAAAAAATAACGCCCATAAACAAAAAAGATAACAAGCAGCCAACTAAAGCCTCTCCGTCTGCATCGTCTTTATCAATAAATATATCTTCTAATTCTGATATATTAAAAATGCGTGACAAAAAAAATATGGCAAGCATTATACCAGACAATGCATGTATGAACCCAACTACAATAAGAATTGTTGTGATCATTTTTCTACTCCGAAATAATCTAAAATAAAATCTCTTTTGTCCTTGGCTCTTACAAATCGTTGCATTATTTCAAGTTTGTGCAGCTTTTCTTTTTTGCGACTTTCGCTTAAATCAAAATCTATTCCAAGTTTGTCAAAACTTTTCACATTATCTGACAATACCATCACGCCTCTTTTGGGTGCTTTAAAAACGCCCCTTTTTTTCAACTCTGTTAAACATGTAGATATCTGTGCCCTTTCCAGATTGTCTTTCCCTATCATTTGTCCGAATGCACTATATGTAATTTTGTTTTCTTCTCCTACTACAAGATTATTGAGCAAATGTACATAAACTCTTTTATATAATTCAATTGATGGATGGCTAATGTCAATAAGATATTTTCTAAGGCGTATATCATTCGGATAATAAAATAGCACACATTCAGATGGCTTTCCGTCCCGCCCTGCGCGTCCCACTTCTTGGTAATACGCCTCTATAGAGCCTGGAATTGTATAATGCAAAATGTGTCGTATATTGCTCTTGTCGATGCCCATACCTATTGCAATTGTTCCCACGATACAGGAAATATCATTATCCATAAAAAGCTCTTGTGTTTTCTGTCTGTCCTCTTTTTTCATATCTGCGTGATATGGCAACGAAAAATCATCTATATGATAATTTTTTTTAACCCTTTCATTTATTTCTTTAGACAATACTTCGCAATCTTTTCTTGAGCCACAATAAACAATCATAGGTGGGAAACAACCATTCTTTTCATATATCGAATTAAAATAATTATAAAATGCATCTTTTTTATCAATTGCGTATCCATGATATTCACATTTAAGCGTAAGCTCTGGACGATCAAAGCCACCTATTTTTATAAATGGCTCTTTCATTTCAAGATTTTTTGTGATATCCCACACAACCCTTTCTGTGGCTGTTGCTGTTAGTGCTACAATACTTGGATCTCCTGCAAACCTCCTTATTTTTCCTATGTCACGATATTCTTTTCTGAACTCGTGCCCCCACAGACTTACGAGATGTGCTTCATCTACCGCAATAAGCGATACATTAATCTGTGATATTATATCTTTAAAATATTCTGTGCAAAGCAATTCTGGTGATACATATACCATTTTATATTTATTATCAATAATATCTTTAACAATCTTTCTTTTTTCTTTTTGTCCAAGAGTGCTATTTAAAAATGTAGCTGGAAGGTTACGGTTTTTTAATGCCATTACTTGATCAGCCATTAGTGAGATCAGTGGAGAAATTACAAGTGTTACGCCATCTTTAAGTAGGGCTGGCAATTGATAAAGCATAGAATTATGTGTGATTGTAAAGTCTTCTAATAAATATCTATGATCTTTATCAAGCTGAAATCCATAATATTGTTCATTGTCAGATATTTTTTTTATAATAAATCCTGAAACTAAGGAGTTTGTTCTTTGTCGTCTTTTACAAGCTTTTTTGCGTTTTATTCTTAATGGTATTTGAGAGCAGTCGCCAGATATATGTATCCTATTGTATAATTTATTAGGTCCGCATTTTCCATGATGTGCATGAAGTCCTAAACTTCGTGCCAAAAACAATACATTGTCAGCCATTTTGTTAGATTTACAAGAAAACTCGTATCCACTATGTCCTAAATACCCATCTGTGTCTAATAATCCAGCTAATAATTCTAATCTATCATATTTGTTTCTATAAAGATATTGTTTTGGAATAAATTTATCGGCACACGCAATTGGTAATAATCCCAATTCTCTCAGGGCTGTTTTCAAAGGATTTTTCTGTGGTCCACGTTTTTTATTAGAAAATCTATATGCATTACAGCCACAACTATTTTGATATATGACACATTTAATATCAAAAATATCAGCCAATTCTTGACATGCATCCTGTATCTCTACATCATTTTTTGTTACCGAAACACTATTGTCGTGTGCTAACGACCCATCTCCTAATATCATTCCAAGATAATATGGTGGAATTTTATATTGTTTTTCTATTTGTCCAAATTTATCAACTCCTGTTCTTATTAATTTATAAATATGTTTTTTATATTTACTCCACGTCAAATATTCTTTGATGGATACATCTATAATTGGCTTGTTGTCATATCCTTTTCCTTCGTTGGTTTTTATTAGACTGATCTTATGGTGCGGAGTAGCGCCAAATGCTTTTCCTTTATGCGGAATTATGTTGTATATTACATCTCTTCCACGAGCAAGGGACAAGACAACTCTAGGCGTGTTGTCTGGACCCATAAGCTTGTCGCCAACTATTATATTTTCCACATTTTTTATAGAGCCATCATACATTATAACTTTTGTTCCAGCCGGATGGCATTTTCCCCCACCTGTCGGCATTACTGCGAGCGTATCTCTGTTTTCCATAATGTTTTTAATTGTTTCTTCTTGTCCTGGACGGAAAGAGTCGAAACCAAAATGTTTTTTCAATGCTTTTTTTAAGTCCATTATTAAATATCCAAATCAATTTTTGGCTGGTACTCTAAAAGTTCTTTAGTAAAAATATTTGGGCATTCTTTGTTGAGAATTTTATAAATTTCTTTTGCTACATTACGAATCTCAAGTTGGGCGTGTTTGCCAAGGCGCAGCCTAAGGAATGAATACCAAGCTTGCAGGTTGCCAGTAACATTCATACTTGTTTTGTGTGCGTTACTTAGAATCATTCTTGAATCTTCATTTTTATATTTAAGATTTAATTTTCTATACCACGCAATAATTTTTTGTTGACATTCTGCAAAAAACGATTGATCCTCGATATCAAATACGGATGGCATAATAAAGTTGATAGAATCTTCTTTATTGTAGCGCTGAGAACGAACCAAATATCGAAGGTGTGCATGTCGAGTCATTTGTGCCAAAAAAGCCCTGCTTACATCAGATATATGAAATGTTGCATATGCAAAAGACAATGCACTTAAGTGTCCTCGTTTAATAATATTCGGAAGAAATTGTTTATGAGAGTCTTCTGTCATTTTATTAAGTGAGTCGTAACATTCTCTTGTATATATTTCAATTTTAGTTTCTGCATATTGCGTAATGTCTGCCAGCTCTACTTTCATCGAAAACTCCTTATCTGTTTTTTAAAGTCGAAAATTTCTATACCAACAACATCTGCATCGTCGTAAAGAATTGTAAACTTATCATAAGGCTGTGCAATACAGATATTTCTAAATTTACGTTTTATTTTTAGTGTGTCGGTATTATCTGAATATTCAATTGTCATTCCATCTATTTCATATTTTTCCTCTATTATTTGCCAAAAATTAAATATTTTTACACCTACAAAACTACAGCTAAATAGATCATGATATAAAATACATTGTCCATCATTTGTTACATCTCCATAGTATGCTCCATAGTTTATATGAGGAAAAAATATCATCATGGTATCTATTAAACTAATCTCTCTTATGTCTAATATTTGTGTGTTTAAATCCATCATTAATCCTTCAGTCAATTTTTATTGTGACACAACATAATTAAAATATAAAGAACAATTTCTATCATCAACAAATGTAAAGACATACTTTCTTTCGCCTGAACAATATTTTATACAACTCTTAAATATCCATTTATATTCATTAACCTCTTCAGGAAACTGAATTATTTCTGCATCTCTTACTAAACAATTTCCATTATGATTATATACTGACACAACATCACCTTTTTCAAGTTTTAATTTATCTTTTACAAAACTCATAAGATACTCCTTTTGTTCAAAAAATTGATTTGTTTATTTTCACATTTAAAAAGTAGATATTTTAATATTTTTAATACCATCTTGTAATTTGCATAATAAATTTATAATCAATTTGCTTTCTTTTTACTGGTCCAATTTCTGGACTGTCAAGAGCCACCTCTCTGTTGTCTCCGAGTACAAAAAATTCATCTTTCCCAAGTTCCATCATAACTTTATCTGGATTTTTAACTGTTGTAGATATATATTTTTCATTCATTCGTAAAATTTGTCCATTTGTGTCAAGTATTGTTACTGTGTGTCTATTTACAAATACTGTTTCGCCTGGAAGTCCAACTATGCGTTTAACTAGATATTTATTTTTATACCTAAAACCAATAATATCTCCCCTATTTACATTATTTGTTGATAGACATAAACACATATCTCCATCTCCAAGTGTGGGGTTCATCGATGTCCCTACAACGTGAATAATTTTAAAATTCCAAGCAAAAATAATACATAAAATTAATATAATAAATAAAATTTTAAGTCTCATCTTTTAGTCCTTCATAATATTTTTTTGCCTTAATTAAATCAATATTGTTGCTCCTTGCTTCAATCCACGGCTGCTCTTGCGTCACCAATGATTTTAGCCATTCGGAATCTCTATGTCCATAATATTTTATAATAGCATCTATGCTTTCTTTTTGTGATATATTTAATTTTTTTAAACACCCTTTTTTTAATATAGTAGAGTATTGATATGCACCATCCCACCCTATAATGTATTCAAATGTTGGAAAATTTACACCATATTCTGTAGCAATTGGTTGATCTGGAAACAATATTTCATCTTCCCATACAAAATGCCAAACTTTCGCATAAAATAACAATATTATTAATTTATAAAAATCAATATGTTTATTTTTAATTCTTTTGTGTTTTAAAATATATTTTGCAATATCATGTATTGTCAACGAACAACTTTCTTTTTCTTTACTCTTGAAAATTTTTGGAAAGAACATATTTTCTCCTTAAACTAAATGCAAATCTCCATCGGGATGCATTTTTTTAAATTTTCTTATTGTGTCTTCTGTGCCACCAGTCCTATCTTCTGCAACACATGCTATAATTACATTTGATACACGAGCGATATCCGAATTGCGTATCAGTCCAGCCTTTCTTCCATGTTCGTCCCAATTAGGATAAAAAATAATAATTGGAATACCAGATTTTTTCGCAATTCTTTCTGCAAATCTATCACCACCCTTTGGACAACCACCACTACAAATGTAGTCACCTTTATTATATATAGAATAAAATCTGTCGTGTACTGCAAAATAGTCATCTTCGTTGTTGCGCCGTCTACTGCCTATAATGCCAATCACTTTTCTTTTCGACACGACACTCTCCTAAATATATAATCAAATGAAAAATACCAAATTGTTTTAGAAATTTCTATACATAGTCCTACAAAGCCTATCTTTACAACATCATCAAAAAATAATGATAAAATTGTAGCTGACAACATAAACGATAAGGTCCTATATATAAGAGCTTTTTTAATTAATAATTTAATTTCTTTGCGCATTTATCACAAAGGGCTCGTATCCATCCACCGTCCCGGAGCCGTCCTTTCTTTCCACAGATTTCACATATTTCTGCAGATTTTTCTTCTGCCTTATCTATAATATCATACATATTATCTGTACTATACGTTACATATATGCTAAGGGTGCCCCATTTTTCTTTGACTTGTATCGCTCTAAATAGCGGGCGTTCATACTTTGGCAGTTTCTTGATTTCTTTTTCAAGCTTTATAGATGTCTTTTTGAGCAACTTGAGCCAACCATCCCCGATTTCAAAGCCGAAATACATAAGAGTGTCTCTCGGACCTCTTTTTTCTAATACATCTCTGTAAAGATTAGGACACATCTTTACTATTTTTTTTCGCATCCTAAGACTTTTCCACACAAGATATTTGTTATATGGCTTTGATAAAAAATTAATTATCTTTTTTCCTATATTCATTATTAATCCAATCTGTGTTTCCACGAAATTTAATATTCATATCCTCGATATTATTTAAAAAATTGGCTGCTTCGTCCAACCCTTTATTTCTGAAGCAATATGCCAAATTAGCAATGTCTTTTACCAGACAGGAGCCAGAATACCCTAGACAACCATCTGGGCCTGGAACTTGCGAGTGACTCATGCCTATTCTTTTGTCTTCTCCAACACCCCTTCTGACAATGTTGTAATTAACGTTATGTTGTTTACACAAGGCATAAATCATATTTGAAAAATTAATTTTTGTTGCAAGAAAACTATTCGATGCCAATTTAATCATTTCTGCTTCTGTCGTATTACAAATAACTGCTATGCAATCGCTTTCTTGTATAGAGTCAATTACATAGAAGGCTTTTGTGTCTGACTCTTTCCATTCACTAATCAAACTATTGGTGCCAAATACAATTCTATCTGGATTTTTAAGATCAGAAAGTGGAGTAGCCTCCGTTAAGAACTCAGGCGCGAACATGATATTAAGATTCGCAAAAGTATCATTGAGCGTTTTCGTATAGCCGACAGGGACGGTAGACTTAATAATAACCGCTTGATCTTTATTTTTTGTGAGTTTAGAAATATTGTATATTGTTTCATATACAAGCGAAACATCACATTGAAAACAATGTCCTTCTGTGCTATAACCAGTAGGTGGAGTTGGAACGCACACTAAAATAACATCGCAATTTGCTACCTCTTCCAACGGTTTTACTGCCGGTAGTGCCCACGATTCTGGCCAATTTAAAAAATATTTTTTATTTGTGTCATATACTTTTACGTTGAAGCCCAAATCCATTAGTGCTTTTGCGTGTGTACTACCGACAAAACCTGCCCCCACAGTTCCTACGTTCTTTACATTAATCATTAATATTCCTCCAAATTAAAAAAGTTATTATTCTTTTTCACCAATATTCTCATATCAAAATATAAATTTTTAATCTTCTCTTCTTTAAGACGATACAAAAATTTACACCAATTAATTTTATCTGTGTCAAATATGTCTGCTATTTTTAAAAAATCAGAACGATTCATAACAAAGGCATATACACCGTCTATACCGCTCAAACTCTCTATTTTTTCCAATACGCTGTCCCAAGTAGCGAAGTATTTATTTTCGTCTATTTGCCAGTGTATCGGGCGAATAACCGTGCCATTTTCTACGTTCCTCATTGTTTGTATAAACTTAGGTGATATTACAATATTCGGATTTAGCCATAATACCTTCTTTACATTAACATACTCCTTTATAATTCTTGCAATATTTTTGTATATATTATTACAATTTAATATATTTACATTGCGGAATACACTTTTATTTTCATCAATAAAATTTAGTTCTTTATCTGTAATTTTGCCTATTACACATATCTCTATATTTTTTGGGCTTTCGAGCTGCCTGTTAAGAACAAAGTGTATTAAATTATATGCATTTTCTATAGAATTATTATTTGGAATAACAATTATCATCTTTTCTTTATTTGGAGAGCTGTTCACTTCAGTTCTCTTTGCTCTTTTAATGTCTCTTATTTCTTTTCGCGTTAAAAACATTAGTTTAATCCTATACGGAAATCACCGAAATCTATATCTTTGAATGGATTTTCTTCTCCACCCTGTCCAAACTTAATAGTTACACCGCCCTCTTCTATTTCTTCGAACGTTAGTTGCTCTGTAAGACGATTAAAAATATCTATTGTCTTTTCGACATGAGAGTTTGCAGCCTCGGCAATCATTTCTTCTGTAAATATGCCATCAATATCGCTAAACTCTATTTCTTTTTTAAGAAGTCCAAAAATTATATCTGGATTATTTGTTACAGCACTTAAAACACCTATAAAACCATAAAAGTGACTGTTTGGCAATTCCAATGTTTTTTTATTCACGTTGCCCCCTATTTGTTAAGCCTTGTGTATTTTTCCCACTTTGTTTGATTTTTGCGCCGCCATTCTTTCATATGCTTTGTACCTTTCCTGCGTTCTTTTAGCACCTCTTCTTTCAAATCTTTATTCTTTTTTACTTTATCTCTTTTTTTTTCAAAATTATTTATTTCCTCATCGCTGCCCTCCATTGTGTTCGCTCTTTTGATGTCTTTCCCTGGCCAGCTACCTCTTAATATAAAATTTGTGCTAAATTCTCTAGACATCTTTTCGCCACATTCGCACTTAACTACGCTTGGTGGCCCCTCTTGAATCGGTGCGACAATCTGTTTTTCATTACCGCATTTTTCGCAAAAGAAATCGTAATGCATTTTTATTTTACTCCAAAAAATTTAGTTTTTCCGCCAAGCCGCCACGCAAGCTTGACTCCATCTAAAGAATACCCATTGTTTTTGAATATTACCATTCGTAATCCTGCTTGAATAAGCATTCTAGCACACACAACGCAGGGGGGGGCGTTTATATAAGCAATACCGTCTTCTAAATCGTTCTTCGATGCTTTTGCTATCATATTCCACTCTGCGTGCATACAAAGTCCTCGTTCAAAGGTAGTGCCAGAAACAACACCTTGTCTTTCGCACACACAATCAAGCCTTGTACCTATTGGATGTCCATTTCTACCACTATATTTTATATCTCCATCCTTTACTAAAACGCATCCCATTTGTGCTCTCTTGCATTTTGATAATTGTCCAGCATTATTAGCTGCATCAATAAAATGCCTTACTTGATAATGATCATAAATTATTTTTTTCATCTTAAAATTTTGAATATTGTGCATATAAAAAAAATGAGCAAAAACATCCATAGGAATAATAACAGACATTTGATGCCCTTTTTCAATTTTTCCCGCGCAAGAAATTTCTCTTTTCAACATAGCAGCAAGCTGCATAGAAAACTGTGTAACATATGTGCTTTGGGTCAAAGATAAAATTACTTGATCATTAAAGACAGTACACGAGAAACATTCAAGAACAGCCTTCATTACATTATTAAGCTGATCTCCATAAGAAATATTGGCAATATAATCTACCCCAGTAGTTTCTAATGTTTTCTTAAGAATTTTTTTTGTTGTATCACTTTTTATTTGTGAAAAGTCTAATTTTTTGCACAAATATTTTATAAAGTAATATGGAAACATTATTCGCTTCCTAACTTTTTGTAAACAAAACTTTTAAGAAAATAATTTTTTGTATCTGACTTTTCTCCAGCATTAAGTTTATCAATTTCATCTGTCATAATACTCATTTGTGTATCTGCCATATCTGCAGCGTGAATAATAATTGCTTCTGGAATTGCTGGAGACACACATGACCCCCAACCCTTATCAACAGAACCATGATGTGACAGAATACAATGCTTCAAAAGCATAATCTCTTCATCTGTAATTTTAATATCACATTCTTTACACAAATTGGAAATAATTTCAGAACCCATTGCAATATGGTCCATAAGAGATCCAGCCTTCGTGTATTCAATAGTAAATTTATTAAAAATATAGCTTTTAATTTTTCCTATGTCATGTAAAAGAGAAGCAGTAACAACCAAGTCTTTGTCTATAATGGTAGAATAATTCTTTGTTAGTCCTATTGCATTATATGTAACATTAATTGTGTGCTTTATAAGTCCATTCCTATATGCTTCATGAACCTTCGACGCTGCTGGTGCCTGAAAGATTTCTTTCCCATACTTTTTAAATGCACATACCAAAAGTTTTTTATAGTTCTTATTGTTAATATCAGCTATCAAATGATTGACTTCTTCTTTATATGCAGCTATCTCTTCGTCTGGAAGATGTGGCATCAATTCATCCATTATTTCTTCCGATGGCTCCACCTTTTTATATCCAGAGACATGAAGAGATTTACTGCCATTATAAAGCTTCACCTGACCTTTCACTTCTAAAACATCATTCTGTTCAATTTTACATTTTGATAATGAGCTGTCCCACAAAAAACACGAACAACTCTGTCCATTCTTACACAAAGTAAATTGTACAAAACTTTTATTTCTCTTAGTTTTTCTTTCTGATACGCTCTCTATAAAACCAGTAACGGTAGCAACAGAGCCGCCATTGTAAATTGATATCATAAAACCTCCGACAAAATACTGCTTTTGTTTTTAATTTCATTAATATTTTTTGTAGAATAAACATCTCTATATTTATTAATGACACGAATTTGAACCAATTTGTTTAAAAGATTACGCAACTTTGTGTCTGTCAATAAGTATCCGTTTGCCTCTGCATTTTCAACAATATCACAAAAGGAAGCAGCGCCACCATTGTCTTCGAGGAATTGATATACACCAACTTCAATAGAAGACAACTGCAATGCCCGAATAGGATTGCAATGTACTGTATCTGCAACCATATCTTTGACTACCTGCTTCAACTCTTCATTGTTCATTATATTTTCGCAATGAAAAAATCTTTTTGTGAACAATAAAATATCAATAACTTCAGATGCTTGTCTATAAAGTGCTTTATTAGGATCAAGAGATTCCTTCTTCTTCTCGATAAAAAGCTCTCTGCCAAAAGTGCGCTCTTCTTTATTCAAATTATAGGCACAGCGCGTACTAAGGCGTTCGGCTATTTCTATCCAATCTTCGCGTGTAAGGCTGCATCCATACTTTTCTTGATCTGTATTAAAAATATCTTCTTCTTTATGCTGTTGCGGTTTGATATTAACAAGAGTAAATCTTTCCAGCATTGCCATCAGGTGAGGCAAATTCTTTTTTGACAACGGCAGTCCATTTGTTGCGCCAAGCAGAATGCCAGAAAATGGAGTAGGTTCAACCGATTTGCTTTTTAAGCGCGATATTGTTCCAGACGCGACTTGCTTCATAATGTGTATATGTTGCGTACTACCACAATCAAGTTCGTCCATTACAATAATACCTTCATTATTATTTACAAATAATTCAAATAGTCCAACACCAGTAGAAATACCTGAAGGAATCCATTTGCCAATTGTTTTTCCACTATCATTTTTAGCATCAAGCTCAAGCCCCTTAAAGATTGCCTTTAGCGTACTAGTTTTTCCGCCACCAGCCGTCCCAACTGCAAGACAACCCTTAAAGCCGTCCTTAAAACTTTGCCCTATGCGGTTTTCAATACCAATGTTTTTTTCTATTTTGGCACGGATAGCCTTCAAAATACTAAATGCAAAAGTAAAGTTTCCTATTTGTTTAATTTTATTTAACATCATTACCCCATATTTCTACAACAGTTGGTCTATATCCAAATGCATTGTAGTGTCTTTTTATTTTATAATTGCCCTCCCTTAAACCTTGCCTTATTTCTTGTAGCCACTGTCCAAAAGCATCATTTCTTTTATAATTGAGTAGTGTTTCTGCCGTTACCATTGTCAGCATTCTCAAAAGTCAAGGTCCTCTATATTAATATCGTCTTCATCGTCGCTGTCTTCATCGCTGCTGTCAAAATCAAATAGTGAATCAACCTCAGCATCATTGTCAAGCTCTAACTCTTTTATTACATCATCAAAAGTTGTATCGTCAACATCACAGTCACAGCCTTCTTCTTCATCTTCGCTTTCATCTGCCACATCCATTTCGACTTCATCGTCATCGCTCTCTACAACATCTGTGTCATTAGGGACAGCGTTTTCTGCCGCTTCTTCGTCATTATTAGTATAAACAGGATGGTTTCCCATATTGTCCATGTCGTGCTCATTAATGACAGCCTTTTTCTTTCCACGCGACTCTTTACAACCACTTGCCTTATTCTCATTATAAAAATCAATGCAACCTTGGCAAGTTTTCGCCCTTTTTGTCAGTCGCAAGCCTTTGTACGTCGGATGTTCTTTACAAGACATAATGCTCTCCTTACTGGACACTATAGTCCGATGGATTAATTTTTGTTAATTCTGTATACTTTTTCCAAAAGGTCTTTTGTGGCATTCCACAGCCTTTAAGTTTTCCTTTCTTATCAATTTCACCATAAACATATGTAGATAAACATTCTCTCGCCAATTGCCTAAATAACATTTCATCTATACCTAAATTATCGCATTGTTTTTTTGCCCAAATCCAAGCTTTTAATTCGTGGAAAAGTGTAAAGTGTTCATATTTTAATTTTGTAGTGGCATCAACCCAAGCATGTCCACACTCATGCAGTGTAAGAACAAATGTTGAATTCTTATCAAGATCACCAGAATAAAAAAGAATTATTTGTGGTCCGCTTAGTTCATATCCCTCATATTGTGGTAGATAAAGCCCTATCTCATCTTTGTTCATTTCGTCAAGAGACAATGCAACAGGTGGCTTGTCTTCTATACAAAAATATGTCCACTTAATATTTTTAAAAAATTCTAATATAGAAAGCCCCTTAGAGCATTGAAAATTATTAAAATATTTTTTTGTTTTATAAATTATTATTGAAAAAACTTTATCTAATTTAATTCTTTCTGCAATAGCATATCTTAAGGCTTCATCGCTTGAATCAAAATGTTTGCCAAGCTCTTTCTGTTTCCATTCCTTATAAAAAATATGCACTTTATATTTCACCTATGCGATACTCCATATCGTGTATTTAGATAGAAAATAAATAGCTTTTCTATATATAATATCTACTAAATAGAAAATTTTTCCAATTATTTTATATTAATTTTCTGTTTCTGCACCAACGCCATCTATTGTTTCGCCTTCAAAGTTTACTTTACAGCGATATCCAGCTCTACATTCATCAAAGTTTGGACCATCACATGGGCAAATTCCTTCTTCGAGAAGACAGCCACATTCCTCATATGGATTGTAAAGTCCATCATAATCGTTGTCGATTAAAAAACTTTCAATAATTTCAATTATCCTTGGATTGACCATCTTGATTTTCCTTAGTTATTAAAAAATTAGGGGGGCAAAAGCCCCCCCAATAAATTATGCCGCTACCAATTTACCTTCTGCTGCTGCAAGGCTCATTTTTTCTGCGCGAATAGACATTTTGTCAAGACTGCCGTCAAAAAGCATATTTTCTACTCGTCTTGCTGTTTTTTGCTCGCTTGTAAGATTTTTCCCTTTAATGCCACGATGATATTGGATGTATTCTATGCTAGCGTTAAATAACCCATATGCTGTCCCACGCACGCCAGGAACGTCCATTCCGCGCCCATTTTGGATCAGCTTATGAAGAAGCAAACGATTATCTTTAGCGCGACGGATCGTGCCTTCTTGCTTAGAATCAGGCAAAGGAATAAACTTATCAACAAAAACATTTGCTGTCTTAACATCGATATTTGCACCTGAAAGATATTTCATTTCTTCTTCAAAAAGATCAAAATACTTATTGGCAGAACCAAAAATTGTGTACGCCTCATCAAGGCGCTGTTTGTAATTAAGTGTATGGCGCAACCTTACGGCGCGATTAGCACGCTGTGCCTTGGCTATTGTTGCTCTAAGCATATTCTGACACCAAATGCGAGTGGGGGTAAACGCAACGCCTATTCCAGATGACCCATCGTGTGAATTATAAAAAATTGCATATTTTTCAATTGGGTCGCCATTTACTGGTTCAAATGTTCCGTTTCCATCATTGATAACTGCCTGAAGCCAAACACGCTCTCCATTCCCAAAATATCCAGCATTTTCAACCTTTAAGTTTCCGTCTTTAACGAGTGGATCAAGAACACCGAGGGCTTCGGCGTTTTGAATGACATGGTAGCGGTTTCCAACAACACCGAGCTGCGTTCCGTCATCCTTTACATTGACAAACGCATCTTTTACCTGTTCACGATTACCCAGGATTTCAGCATACATAGGAATTTTACTTACTTTGAAATGAATCCCTGCATTTTCAAGCGCTTCTTGTGCACTACTTACATTTTCTACTTTCCTTCCTACTGTTTCAAAAAGCTCCATTTTTTTACTCCTTGTAAATTTGTTATCCTCTCATACACTGCACATTGGATTGAAATTTTTGATTATTTTTTTAAATTTTTATTTCCATATCCCAACCGCAGTGACAAGATACAACAATATTATTTTTGTTATAATAAATGTTTTCTACATCGATTATTCTGCAACATTCTGGACAATAAAGTGGTATTTCTGGATAATTTTCAATTTTTTGACCCACAATAAACTCCTATATGTCAACATTAAAAATTTCTACATCGAAAAGCCTCAATAATTCATTGCTAATTCTTAAGTCTTCTTCATTAGCAAAAACACTTTCATCTTTCACTGTCTTGTGCCTTATAAATGCTGTAGAAATAATTTTATATGGCGTAATGCTTGCACCAACTTCTCCAGAAAAATAAACAAATGACATGCTTTCCCCGTCTTGTGCTACAATTTCACAACGGAACATTTCGCCATATCCACTTTGTCCGATATAGCTCACATTTGTTTTTATATTATTTTTTTCAATAAAAGTTTGAATATCCATTAGTGCCCCTTCCAAAAATATCCATTGATGCCGAATTTAGCAACGAGAAAATCTGCCGCTCGTTCAAAATAACCGCCCTCGATGAGATTGCCTATTGCAATGATCAAAAGCATAGCTACCACAACTGCCAAAATCCATTTCAAAAGTCCAAACATTTTTATTTCTCCTTATTAAATTGTTACTGGTACGCCAAGAAGGATTCGAACCTTCGACAATCAGATTAGAAATCTGATACTCTATCCTCTGAGCTACTGGCGTAAAAATGATTATTGGTGGGGCCGAACGGATTTGAACCGCTAACCTATCGTTTATAAGACGATTGCGCTTACCAGATTGTGCCACGACCCCATTTTTGTTATCGTACTTCCCATCCTTTAAAATTAACTATATAAGATACATTGGCTTGTGTTGTGTTATATAACTTTGCCAATTAACAAATTCGCCAGACTTATTGCATTTCGCGCTCTGCCCTAATATCTTTCTTGATCTCTTCAATATCATATAGAATTTTATTAACAACCGGATTTTTGCTTATATGATCTTCTAATTGTTCGTATTGGAAAAGAAGTTCATTGAAAAGATCAGTTTCATATGCAGTCATATGCTCTTTAAGTTGCATTGCCATATCTCCTTTTATTAAAAATAATAAATAGTTGGTTACCACACACATTACACTTTGGTCTATTTACCCCAGGTACAATTTCTACATTATCTACCTCTTTGTTTAGCTCACTACATAGGATGTTTACGCAGCCTATTTTATAATTTTTGCTATTAATTTTCATAAGCCATCATCCTATAACAATGTCAGCATCAACTTCACAAACATTAAGAATACGCCTAGTAGTAGTTTTTTTATCACGATAATTGCTAAGTTTTAATGTAGCATCAACTAGGTTTTCAGACACAACGTAACAAGATTCTACAATTCCATCACTTGATATAGCTTCAATTTTATATAGTCTTTGTCTTTTTTTCATCATGCATTCCCTTCATCATTTCATCTTGCACCAAATCTGTCTTGTGCCTTACAAATTGTTTTTCTCAATTCATTACAAAGGTCTGAAAATAATATGTCTTTTTCGTCAAAATCTTCTTCAAACTTTCTAATTTCTTTTCGCAAATTTTCAATTGTTTTATTTAAATCTGTTACAAGCTCCTCGCTTTCTTCCAGTTCAATTTTAAGCCCTCTGTTTATTAATTCGTATTCATTTATTCTTTTTGTTAATTTTTTGATTGATTCTTCAAGACAATTAATTTTTAATTTTAATTTTTTACCAAACATTATACACTTCTCCTAACAAGTTTCAAAATTTTGGCTTTCAACTTTAGAGTCTTGTCCTTTGTAACAATGTCGCTTGTGTGAAAAAGATTATTTTGCAACATTGCAAGTTTAAGCTGCGCAATGCTTACGGCAGCGTCCATCTTTGTTGTTGATATCATCATTTCTCCTTCATATTCTTTAATAAATGTTTTTACTTTTTGTAATTCAATTTCAGCTTGTTTAGCCAATTGTTTAAATGTCATTTTTTATTTGCCTACGTATGTTTCCTTTTGCCCTCTGTACTTTTAAATATGCTGTAGATTTACTTTTGTTTATTTTTTTAGCAATTTCTCCATATTTGTATCCCAATAGTCTGAACAACATTGTATTATCGCTGTCATGTTTTGCAAGAAGCTCTCTAACATATATTTCTTCAGCTATATTGTCGTGCTGTGAAGGCATTGGAACATTAGCCGAATGTAATGTTTTGCTACAATCTGGTATTTCATCCTTGTATTTCTTCCAGTATTGATAATTCGGAAACTTTAAATAATGCCCCTGGGTGCATAACATTTGTTTAATTGAACCAATTGCCCTTTTCATCATTGTTACTATTATTTGTTTGTCTTCAAGTTCAATATTTTTCTTTCTCAAACTTTCATATGTTTCTATGGCTGCGAGGCGCTGCTCTTGCAAACAATCTTGATCATTGAAGCGCTCACATTCATATAGGTTTGTATGGAAAAATCTATCAAGCTGTTCTAAATAGTGTTCAATTGGTTTCATGCTCGCCTCCTTAGCCACTCCTTGAATTTCGGGTTTACATCGTCTTGTGAGTTGAGCCATTCCAAAACTTCTTTAGCCTTCAATTCACCACTCTTTACTTTTTGCCGCAATGATCCAGCTTCAATCTTTTCCATCGTTTTCTCCTTTATTGGAAATGCGTACCTTTTGTAACAATTTCGTAATAAGTTTAATCCTTTTTGTTTTGTCTACAAATTTGCGTCGCCCAGGATTAAATTCACATTGTTGAATAATACATAAAAGTTCTGCCTTGTCCCACATTTCAGGATGGTTGTCGTGACGTGTATATCGTGGTACAAGTTTAATATCCTTTTTATTTACAGCTTTCTTAAGTTTTGCCTCTACAAAATCACTATGAACTGCAACATTTGTTGATTTGTCGTCAAATACATAAAGATTTTGATAATGGCTAATGTATTGTTTTTCCATCATTAACTCCCGCAATGATTAATAAGTGCCTCGCCGTATTCAATAAGATTTTTCCTATCTTGAATATATTCATCTGTAAGAAAAAGTGTCCCAGGTTTACATGCATACTTAATAGTTTCTAATGTAGCGTCAGACCACCGCTCCTTTTTTTTGTCGGATGTTGGGTTATATTGTTTCCCTCCAACTGATCCAAAAATTCTCTCAATAAAATGACGATAGTCTTCTAAATTGTTGTTATGCATTATTATCTCCTATTCATAATATTCTTCTTCGACTTCTTCCATAAGTGAAGAGATTGTTTCTCTAATTTTTGTGTTGTCAGTATCATCTATTTTGCTGTCGCGTTGCCAAAACAATAACAGACAATGGAAAAGTCTATTTGTTGTATAATATTCATTATATTTCGGCAAAAAACTTTCAACTTCATCATAAAGGATTCTTAAACTTGAATTAATCTTTTTCTTTTTTTCTTCATCATATTCTCTACAATAATAATAATCTGTTAAATGTTTAAAAAAATCTTTAAAAATATCAAACTTTTCGTTTATAATAGATAAATAATCCATCTTTATCTCCTATATGGGTTATAAAACCATTTCTTTACATCTCCATTTAATACATTGTCTATTCCATTAGATGCATTACGCAAAACTCTATCTGCTCTCTGGGCTTTTGCAATTGCAACACCAATATGTCCATCATATATATCGTTCCAAATATCATGTAACATTTCTCTAGCATAGTTGATGTCTGCATTAGATTTGCTCAATTGACTTTTCTCTGCTTGTATCATTTCAGCCTCTTTCCATAGCGATATTTCATTCTGTTAAGAAACGAGACTGCCTCCTGCTCGGCAGAAAAACAATCATAAAAAACAGGTACTTTAAGCTCATTGAAAACATAAATTTCTTTCCCTTTGCGAATACCGTTACATACTCCTTGCTTTTCCATAACTTCATCAAATGTTTTTTGTCTATTGATATTAAGTGTTGTCATAATGCACCTCAAATAATATTTTGTTTTTACTATTTAAAAAATCATTCAACATTTTCATCACATTGGTCCTTATTAAAATAAACTGAACAATAAGTGTCATAAAGGTCGTTAAAAAATGTACGAAATTTTTCTCTAAGTTGTTCCTTCTCTTCTTGTGAGTCAAGCTCATAATGGATATCTATTCCCACAAATCCTTCTTGAATACCAACCGATGTGTCACCAGGAATGAAAACTTCCACCTTTTCAATTATCTCTGCCATAGTTTTGTACTCCTTACATCTATTACACATAGGATTGACTTTTTTAATTAATTTTTATTCATATTATTTAAACATATTTTCCAAAGATTTATTTTTGTTTGTAAGCTCAACAATTTTCTTTTCCAGTTGATGGATTTTTTTGTCCTGTTTTGAAATAATTTCTTTGTATTCTGAAATACGTGATTTTAAAATATTATTCATATTTGTCCTAGAATGTAACAAAGTTTCAGAATCCTTCAAAGAAAGATGTAATTGATTAATAATTTGTCCGTCTGTCATAATTAAACTCTTTTCATTTAATAGTTTTCGGCCTCTTCTCTTGTCATAAAAAAATGAATACCGTGTGTACAAGTTTTCCGTATATCCGTATCGAAGTGATCCGCATAGACCGTTTCACCCTCTTTGTACACTACACCCGTATCATATAATCCGCACCCATTGCCCTCGATTACCTTCACGTATTCAGCCCTACATTTTCTTGAAGTGGGCACTGATATGCGGGCCGCCTCGGCCGGAATACGAATCTTTATGACACCCCCCCTTACGGCCTTGTATGCGATAAAACTGCCCTCCTCCGGGCATACCGCGTACGGTGAAAATTTGCAGCCATCAATATTCGCGCCCCACAAATCCGCGCGCCGCAAATCCGCGTCCCGCAAATTCGCGCCCTGTAAATCCGCGCGCCGCAAATCCGCGTCCCGCAAATTCGCGCCCTGTAAATCCGCGCGCCGCAAATCCGCGCCCCACAAAGCCGCATCCCGCAAGTCCGCGCCCCACAAAGCCGCATCCCGCAAGTCCGCGCCCCGCAAATCCGCGTCCCGCAAATTCACACCCCACAAATCCGCGTTCCGCAAATCCACGTACCGCAAATCCGCGTCCCGCAAATCCGCGCGCCGCAAATCCGCGCCCTGCAAATTCGCACCCTGCAAGTCCGCGCCCCTTTTAATTTCATAGCCTTTTACGTTCATTTTATTATCCTTGTATTTTTTGTTTCAACTTTTTTTGTTTTATTTTGATTTTTATGTACCAAGCCGGTATGTATCAAATCACAAATGGCTGTAAAAACATTGTCGTCGATTTTTTCAGCGTGTTCTTTTATTTCGTCTATCATGTCTTGCCCAAGTGTCCACTTAACCTCATTGTTATTATAAACTAAGATAATTTCCATATTGTCTTCCATTTTTTTTCTCCTTACATCTATTGCACATAGGATTGATTTTTTAAATTAATTTTTTTAAATATTTTCTATTTCTTTTAGAATTTCTTTTACTATTGCCAAAGAATTTTCGTAGTCACGCTCTTTAAATTCCATAGCTCCAGAGCCAAAAAAGAGGTCCCACAAAAAATCAGCTTCTTTTTTGTCTTGTGGGCGTATTGCTTGCAATCTATAAAGTCCAATTTTTGCAAGATGATTTTTAATTTTAGTTTTAATAAAGTTATATTCTTTTTTTGAAAGACCCATTTTTTCTACTCCCAACTTTATAAAAGATCATATTCTACTCCATCCGATTTAATAATGTCTTTAATTGCATAAACAACAACCATTGTAATATGTGCGTGTAAAGCCTTCGGTTTAACATTATCAATAATAAAATCGACTATATCACAATCATGATAAAGTTTCCAAACAAGTGCATGCCAAGAAAAATTGCATCGTGCATATAATTTTTTATGCATCTCTTTTAATTGTTCACCATCGTATTTTTCTCTAATCTTGCTTTTTACAAATTCATAATTTTCTCTTGTCATTTCTGTGCTTTTGTCAAGTAGTGTATAGTATTTTGTAAAATTTTTCATTTTTTGCTCTCTTTTGTAATAGCTTTATTTACTTCAGATTCGTCAATAATATCGCTTATTACCTTACCAACAGCAATTTGCACCTCTGTAGCATTTAAATAATTGTATAAATTACCCAAAACAAAGTACACAAGATCAATAGAAGTACAAAGAATATCCCACACGAACGATTCCCACGAAAGCCCCATACTACGCGCCAAGTGCCGCCTGTTAAGCTCAAGTTGTGCGCCGTTATAATTTTCTTTGATCTTATTTTTAATAAATTCGTAATGTTCTGTAGATATTTTCATTAGTTTATCTTTCTTAATTTTAATAAACTTACAATTCTCACCTTCTTTTTAATTCTAACACATCTATGTTGAGAAGTATTCCTGTTGCCATTTCCTCTATTTCTCCAAGCTCTTCGATTTCAGGATATTTTTCAGATAAACTAGATGTAATTTCTTTTATTTTTGTTGCTCTGCTCTCTATACATTTAATTATTGTCATTAATGTTCTCCTTTATTCAAATATTAAGCCATTTTGCCACATGAATTTCAATGGTTGATTTTGCCATTTCTGGATATTTGTTAAAAAAATTAAAATATGCTTCTCTTGCCTCTTCTCCTGCTTTGACTTCTGCTTCAATAAGCTCTAATGCTTCTTCACAGGCATTGTCGATATAATCAATATTCATTATGTTCTCCCCGTTTAATTCCTATTTAATATAGATATTATATCCGTCTATTTCAAACATTGTACGATGTTCACAACACATATATCCAGATTTGACAATACGATTTTCTTCTGGAGATATTACAGTCGTAAATTTAATATCATTGTCATAGTTTTCGTGTTCGCAGTCTCTACACTCACAACATTGGGTTTTATTCATAATGTTTTTCTCCTAAAATAAAAAAAGCCCACGCCAAAAGAGGTGTTCTAACGTGGACTATAAGGGAATATTTTTTAAATAAATTTATCTAAATAGGTTGAATCTGACAAGTCAAATCATCTATTTAGGTTCCAGCTTTATTGAATTTCCTTCTCACATACTACACGCCGGATTGAAAAAATGAGATTAAAAAATATTTTTTGTATTATAATTGTTGTAAGACAATCTATTGTTATCTAATATTAAAAATTAAAAGAAATGACTGTTTGGAACCATTATTTGCGCTTGATACAATAAATGTTACATTTGACGCAATTGTTTTATCTTTTGTAACATCTCATGTTGCTTTGTCCGCAATTGGAGCAGGTCGAGGCATTCTGTGAAGTGTGCATTTTTGTCGAGCTGTTTGAGTTGTTCGTGACTAAGTTGTTGTGCAATTTCAACGAATGCTTCTACAATCTGTGAGCGCGGCTGTAACTTCATAATTTCCTCCTAAATGGTATTTTAATAAGAAAAAAAGCACTTTTTGTTTTTTAATAATACTACAAATAAAAAGAAGAATAAGAGAGAAAGGAGTAGAAAGGGGAAGGGAGTTAGGAAAAGGTTGGTGGGTTGGGTGTTTCCTATTGTGAGATGCGCCAAAAAAATGATAATTCTCTAACGATTTTTCCGTTTTGCTTCCGCCATTAACGTTGCCGCCCCTGCTATTACTCTTAGTAATTGCTGTTTTTAGCCAAAAAATTAACTTTTTTTTAAAAGGAGCCATTATTATTTTTATTCTCCCGACTTTTAATAATATTATTATAACGAATATTATCTAACGTATTATTGCCAAAAAAATCCTTTTTTACATTAATAACTTCACTAATAATAGCATTTTTACTGCTTTTTTTATGTCGCCATTATTATCTAAGGTATTACGGGTGTGCCCTTATTATACAAATCGATACAAATCGTTGTTTTTGAGCCAAAAATGGCACTTTCATTTAACACTTCTAACCGTCATATGACACTTTCCAACCGTCATATGACACTTTCTGAACCGTCGTGTGACATTTTCCAACCGTCATATGACACTTTCTGAACCGTCGTGTGACACTTTCCAACCGTCATATGACACTTTCTGAACCGTCGTATGACGACTTCTCAATTATTATGTGAACGGAATAACATCGTCATCACAACCATTTATACAAGTATCAATATCATCGATTTTTTCTTTTAATATTTTATATTGTTTTTCTACATCGTCTAATCTGATATTAGCCGCATTCAGCGCTTGCAATACCTCTTCTTGGAATTTATTAAAATCATTGGCTTTAATATAATTGCCAGTATGAGTTACATTATTAACAGTATTATTTTTTCTATAATAATATTTTCTATGATTATCACAACAAAATTTTTGTTGTTTTCCAAACAAAGGTTTTCCGCAATATTCACATTTTTTAGTATATTCTACCATATATTACCTCGATATTAAAAATTATCTTTTTTTAATGGTTTCCAACAAATCGCTGTTTTAATTTCTTCAAGCTCCTTTTTAATTTCTATATTTTCCTTTTCAAGTGCTGAAATTTTTGCCAACAGCATTTCAATTATTTCTTCAAACATTTTATTTTTCTTCTTCCAGACTATCGAGCCTTTCTTCGACATCACAGATGCTATTTTCAAGCTCTGCGAGCCCTTCACTTAGCTCAAGTATTGCGGGTGATTGTTCAAGAGTGTCAAGTCGATCATCCAGCCGAATTGCAAAAGATTTAATAATTTCGAGCTTTTCTTCCAGCCTATCTATTTTTTCTTGCATTTCCTGTATCTCGACAACCATTTTGTATTCCATCATTATTCCTTTTCGTTAAGTTGCCTTTTAAGCTCTGCAATTTCTTGCTCAAGTTTATATACTTTTGATTTTGTATCGTTCATAATATTTATTATTGCCAACCATATTTGTGAAAAACTATCTGTAATTGCATTGCCTACTTCATAATCTTTATTAGCTCTTGGTACAGTTACTTTATTAAACATAATGGGTCCTTTCTGCTACTTTTTTGCAGCCCTAAAAAAGTCATATAATGATTCGTGTTTATCTTTATAAAAATTTTCACCATCATCAAAGAGTGGCTCAGAAGCCTCACAGCCGTCAATTAGCTCATTTTCTTTTATCGTCTCTTCCAGTACAACATCAAACCTTTTAAGCCAATAACGCGCCTCTCCTACCGTTACACCCAAACTTTTAGCCATCTCTCGGACATTAGAACTTGCTTCCGCCAATTCTTTAATAGTTTTTTTGTTGATATCCATAATAATACTCCTTTCTACATATAATATCTACTATATTGTAATTTTTTCCTAATGAATTTGAAATAATTTTATTTTCTCTATTGACAGAGGGGTTCCCTTTTCTCCCTTCCCATAATTTAAGTTTATGGCGGCGGCTACCCCTTCAGGGTAAGGAGGGGGGAGCTATGCCTAACCATTATTTTTAGCAAAAAAAGCCTAAATAAAAAAGGCGCTCGCCGATTATGAAAAAAGAGACATTTTTTGGAAAACCTATTGCTCATCGCTTCTGTAGAGCGTCGAAAGCACGGTGGCATATTATATTTTCCTACATGTTCGGGTGCTGGTTGCAAAGGGAACCAGGGAAGCAGAGCCAGCGCGCACCGTGAGAGGCTCACTAAAATCGATGGTCTCCCGCCACTCGTGGCGATATATGCCTCCCGCTGTTTCCAGCTACTAAGCAATATATTCTTTTCCATCGACACCTCTCTTTTTCCCTAAAGCTATTAACTTAAGGTACTTACTAATTAGGTAGCTTTCAAACCTTTGGTTTTTTTATTAAAGAGAGTAACCTGTCTGAAATCTCTCTAATTTAACAGCAAAGCGATTCGCTGTAAAGAGAACCTTTCTCTATTATATAATATCTACTAAAATGCCTCTTTTATTCAATATTTTTTAAAATTTATTTTTTTTAATGAAAATATTATAGAATTTATTATAAAATGTATTACTGCAAATATTAAAGGGGGGAGGGTTAAAGTGTAATTATAAAAGAAGTTATTAAGGATTGCCAATTTGGCAATTTCATCTCCAGTCGCTCTCGCTCTCTGAACACAAAAAGGTAATTATTATAAAAGTTATTAAAGTAAGTATTACTGTATAACAAAAAATAAAGAAGGCGACGATTATGCCGCCCTCAATATTTTCTTGATCTTAAAAAACTATTATTATTTTGGATCAATAGAATTATTATTCTTGCTGCACCCCGTTAAAACCATTATAAATATGAACGCCCTCCTCTGTAGGTTCCCACTTCCTATAAACCTCATAGGATTGATTGCCATAGCGCACACTAGTAAAGCGTGCTACAAGCCGCCATTCGGATGCATAATGGTAATGATCAGCTAACCAAAGCAGCATTTTTTTGTCTCTTGGCTCTGCATATTTTTCAATTTCTTCTTTAATTTTCATAGTGTGGCTCTCCTAACTACAATAAAGATAAAGTTTTACACAATCTTCACCATTTTCATCTTCAAAAAGTTTAACAAGATGTCCGCTAAAAAAAGAATCTGCGTCATACCCATCAAATGGCTTCATCCAATCTGGGGGATTTGGATTATAGACGGGATTGTGAACAGCCATAAATTCGCTTAAAAAGTATTTTTCGCCGTTGTGCTCAAAGTATTGCTCCAGCTCTCCGTTTTCTTTGTCGTCTTCCCATTCTGGGATTCCGTAATTTAATTCTTTGATCCCTAAAAATTTAATATCAGGTTTATCGCACTCCATTTTAATCCTCCACTTCTTCGAGTTTAAAATCGTCGCAATCAAGATAATCGTCCGCATTGTCAATATGCTCTTCATAGTCAAGCTGTTCCATCTTTGCCTTCGCTTCTTTTTCACTATCTGCTTTTACCTTGAAATATTCACGCACTGTAATTTTTTGACTAAAAATGTAAGTTTTCATTTCATCCTCCTATAAAGTCATAAAGTTTTTCAAGTGTTTGAACAGCTCCAAAGGAATAATATTCAGCTTTCATATAACTATTATATATAAAAGTAAAATATTTGTTCCCGCCTTCATGCATAATTCTGAAATTGTAACCGTTTTGACTCCCTGTTAATGTTTCCATTTTTTTACCTCCTTACATCCTTCACACGTAGGATTGAAAAAATAGAATGAAAAATATATTTTTTTACTTATACATCTATATATAATAAACAACATCCTATGTATGGCAGTGTACATTTTTTGTACATCGACATAAGATGTACATCATTAAAAGATACACTAATACGTTCCGTTATATCTTTACAATTAAACCTGTATTTAATATTTCCATCAATAAATTAGCTATTAAAATTGAAAGCTGAAAAAATTTTAATAAAAAAATTCAATCCGGTGTGCGGTAGATGTAAGCAAAAATTTAAATTTTACAAAAAACTATTATTAAAGGAGAGGCAAGATGAACTACGAAAAAGAGTCTGGAAGTTTGTATGATAAAAGAGCAAGGTGGGCTTCAAGGCTCCGCAGTCTGCGCAACGAACTGAATGATACAGCATCAGAGCTTGGAATAGATGATTATTTTTATAATCTGTTCAACGGGGCTGGTGATGTAATCCATAGTCTTATGTGCGAATTTATTGATTCTTTGAAGGAGGATGAAATGAAAGTTGACATTGAAGACACTTTACAGAAGAATGTTGATGAGGCAATTGAAAATTTGGAAGAGCTTATTGAAGAAACATGGGAAGACGAGGAAGAAAGAGAAGAGTTGACGGCATTTGAGATTCAACAAAAACTCGATTATGATGGTAGGATTCACGAAATTATTGATAGTGCAGTACCTATTTATACAAAAGAGATCAAGGATACATGGTATTTACACGAACACAAATTACTTGAGGCATACGAAAATGAAGGACTTGGGAAAAACCCCCACGAGAACGATGGGATGGTTGCAATCTTTTGTTACATTTCACAAAAGGTTTTTGAATGGCTTTTCCAAGAGTACAATTGATAGGAGGAAAAATGAAAACAGCAAATAAAAAATATCGTTATTCGCCATCTTTTTTTGATAGTATTATTGCACCACCAGACGGAATAAACGATGGAGATATTGTGACAGTTATTAATGATGCATCTTTGCCAAAGTCAAAAGGGAATTCTTTTGTGACAAAAGATGGTGGACCTGTGCGAATGGTAAACGATAATTCATTAGAAAAGGTTTAGGGAGAAAAGATGAGAACAAAACAATATAATGTTTATAAATTTAACGAACTCTCAAAAGAGGCGCAAGAACAAGCAATATATAATCTCCAAGATATCAATGTAGCGCATAATTGGTGGAGCTATATCTACGGAATGTTTCAACAGTGCGGAATAAAAATAAAATCTTTTGATATATATAGATACCAAATAGAAATTGAATTTATCGAAGACATTGAGGATGTTTTTAGTAAACTTATTAAAGACTTTGCCCTTTATCCTGCGGAACATATTGCGTCACGATATCAACTTATGATTGAACGTAAAAAACAAGAGGCATTGAATAATGAAGGCGTTGACCCATCTGATTTCAGTGTAGAATGTGAAGAAACTTATGATGATATTTGTGATAGTTTTAAGCACAAAATAAAAAATGAAATTTTTGACACATTAAAAAAAGATTACGATTATTTAACAAGCGAAAAAAGCATTGTCGAAACAATCGAACTTAATGACTACGATTTTCTAGATAATGGAGAGTTAGACCCTTTTCCAACAAGCTAACCAACGGGAGCAAAATCGCTCCCAAAGTAATTAATACGTGCAGTAATAGGTTTCGGCTTTCTCTGAGGTATTGGCGCGTGTATTAAGGGCTTTATTACTTCTGATCTTTAAAATATTATTGTAAGTATTAAAAAAGGTATTATTGTTTAAAAACCAGGAAAATTTTTAAATTTTAATATTCAATTTTTCAATCCATAGTGCAGTAGATGTCAGCAAACAATCGAATAAAAGGAGAATAAAATGACACTTAACGATTTTTTAAACAGTGATTATTTTCAGAATTACGAACACGATTTTTTCAATACTAATATCTATTTTATGTATGATAACAAGACAATAGATAGAATATTTGAAGCAAGAGAAGATGGATGTGATGGTAGGACACACTTTGAAGTAATAGACTTGTGGAGAGATTCAATTGATTGTGCTTGGCACGATGATGTAGTTACTGAAAAAGAATATGATGATGTTGTTGCAGAGATTAACAAGTGTGAATTGTGGCATTGTGAAAACGGTTCTTTGTTTCAAACAATTTAATAATTTTAATCTTCAATTTTTCAATCCAGTGTGCAGTAGATGTGAGGGGAAAACAATAACAATTGGGAGGTTATTATGTACGATGAAAATGAATTTGAAAAAATGGAGTGTTTGTTAGATGATTGTCGTGGGATTTATATTCCGCAAGCCTTTATTGAGTGTTATAGTTATGAACAATGGGGCATTTCCGAAGAAAATGCTACAATATTACTTAAAGGTCCTGAACCTGAAAATGAGCTTTACTGGGAAACTTGGGATGAGGTAATGCGCGATGCCGAATATACTGATGAGTTCGGTAACGTTTGGAACTTGTTTCAAGATGGCGACCTTTTCGCTGTTGTTTACAAAGAGTGTGAATAAATCCTCCTAATCTTATAATAGGACCCTGGATTGTTTCTGGGGTCCTTTTTTTATTAAAGGAGTTATTATGGAATATATTATTGATTTTTGTTTCACATTAAAAACAAATAAAGATTTTTCTGATATTACCACAAAAGAATTTATCAATGCAGCAAAAAAACGCCTTGATGATGTGGAAATAGCAGATGATATTGAGGCATTTGGTATTGTTGATGTTATTAGTGAGGAGGAATAAAATGTTTGAGCGAATAAAATTTTGGAAAAGCGATCGTGTTTGGTATCGCAAGTGTGATGATAGATTCATCCTTACCACTACATTTGATTATGGTAGAAACATCGGATGTTGTGCAAGAAATTATTTTATTGCAACGATGCGTAATGCAGCAAAGGGAAGAAAAGTAATCGTGAGGCGTACATGATTATTATTATACTTACTATTGGACTTATTATCTTATTGTATTACGGAAGTAAGCTTGATGTAGAATATCGTAATAATGTACGTATTAAGGAGGAAAAGAAAAGACAAAAAAGATTTATTGATATGCAGAGTACACATCATCAAGGTGGTGGTTCAAATCAATATATTGGCACTATTTATAATTCTTGTGATATTTTTTGATTTTAATATTCAATTTTTCAATCCAGCGTGTTATAGGTGAGAGGAAACAAAATTTTTATTAGGAGGTAAAAATGCTTTTTCCATTTGCTGAATACGAGAAACGCGCTAAGAAAATGACAATCGCTGAACTGTTCTATGCCAAAAGAGATGCCTATCGTGCAGCACAATCTTTGAAGGGCGCAGATGTTCGAGGCAAGGATGAGAACTGGTATATGGATGAGTGTCATACCTATGGCGATGAAATAAGGCGGCGTCAAAAAAACGTATAATATAATTCACACAAAGGAGGAAACCTTATGTATTATATTATTGACTTTATTATGACGTTGCACGAAAAAATGGTTGAAAGAAAATTTCAAAAGAAGAAAGATAAAATTCGCAAAAAATGCAGAAAAAATCAGGTTACAAAGTCACGTTTCAAAGATAGTTCTATTGTTTAAGAAATTAAAAACTTTAACTTGGTGGGGATGGTGCGTTACCATCCCCTTTTTTTATTATTGAAGTTATTAAAGTAAAAAAAATAAAATTTTAATATTCAATTTTTCAATCCAACGAGTAGTAAATGAGAGGGAAACAAAGATTATTAGGAGGTTGAAAATGTTAAAGATTCACGCAAGTACAGCAAACACTATTCAGGCCTGGATTGATGATAATCTGGTGCTTTTCAGTTACAACACTCCTGTTGCGATTAGCACACCAACGGGATTTGTAAAGACTTCCAAAAAATGGTCCGTTACGACATCGAAACATATCAATAAGTTCTTGAACGGACATCACGCAGAGGAGGTGAGTCAGGAAGAAATCGAAAAAATTGTGACAAAAAATACTGTTCTTTAATCTTAATTTCGTTTGTGAATACGGTTGTACTGTATTCTTTTTTTGCATAAGCCCCATCGTTTGGTGGGGCATTTTTATTTTTGGAGGATTTATGGATATTAAAGAATTTATTAAGAAACACAATATTACAATTGAAAGCAAAAAAACATATCAGAATCTTAATATGTCATCTTTCACAGATGCTGATCACTGGAAATGCACATTGAAGATGGATGATGCCGAACATAATTTTTTCTTTTCTAAAGGATATGGACACAAGGGGAAGGAACCTACTGCTGATGAGGTTATCGAGTGTTTCGTTTCAGATTTAAGCTTTGACGATTTGTCATTTGATGAATTTTGCGATGAGCTTGGACTTGATGCGTACAGAGAAAACAGAAGAACATATAATGCAGTTCAAAAACAAAATTATCACATTAAAATTCTTTTTGAAGATTGTTTTGATGAATTACTAAGTCTTGAATTTTAAAAATTTATGCCTTGCCTAATGGTAGGGCATTTTTTTATGTCCATAAAACATTATTATTGTAGATATTAGTGCAACGTATTAGTGTAAAGCCACTAAGAAAAAATAGGTAGGTTTTCTATCGTATGATGCAAAAAAATTACATTTTTTTAATTGAATGTATTAGTGCGATTAGTAGATATTAAATGTAGGTGATATTATGAAAAGAAAAGAGCATAAAATTATTGACTGCATTGAATGCAAACATTGTTGCAAGTGTAATACTTGGAAACCGCTTGATGCATTTTATAAACGCAAACGTAATTTGGATGGGTTGAAGGTTCAGTGTAAAGATTGTGAGGAAGAATACCAAAAAGAGCTTCGGAAAACAGACGAATGGAAAGAATACCAAAGAGAATACAAACAGACAGAAAAATACAAAAAATACAAAAGAGAATATCAAATAGAATATCAAAGAGAATATATATCAAGAGAAGATGTTAAAGAAAAAAAGAATGTTAGAACAAAAACAAGCCGTTTATTAAAGAAATTATTACCACAATGGAAACGTAAATATATACTATGTGAGATATGCGGCAAGGTTCCCTATGAGGAATTTCATCACTTTGTGTATAGTGCAGATAAGCTGTTGTGCGGACTTTTTGTGTGCGGGGCGTGTCATACGAGTTACATAATAAATCTTCTGATCAAGCCCCATAGGGCTTAAAAATAAACCACTTTTTCAATCATATCTAATAAGCAAAATCAACTTTTATATCTTATGCTGTTCGCTCCCTAATAACAATAATGCGTTTACTAAAGAAGATATTATTGTATCACCATAGGGTAATATATTAAAGCAGTTATTAAAAAAGGTATTATTGCGACATCTGGATTGACATCCTGGGACAGATCCGCTCTCATCACTTAATGGTGTATGTATTATCGTTTATATTATTGCGCTTTCTGATTTATTAAGGAACGTATTAGTGCAAGGCGGGAGGGGTATTAAAGAAGGTATTACTGTATTATAAAGATTAAAAAAATATCAGAAAACATCTCTGGCACAAAATTTGCAAAACATCATATAGGTGACCCATTTTTACCTACGTAATAAATACATACTTTGCAGATTAAAATTAAGAAATGTTGTAGCTTGGCATAGAAAATGCATCTAAGGATGGTAAGATTAAAATAATGTAATATAATAGACCAAAAAAATAGGCGGGTTAGACCCGCCTAATATTAAACTTCCGCAACCTGAACAGCTTGGATAAAGTTCTCATTTGAACGCATTGTTTTCTTTGCCTTTGTTATTGCCTCCCCTGCATAGTTTGCTTGTACGTATGCTTTATTACAAAAGGTACATTCTGGACATACTTTGTAAGAAGAAATGAATTCAACAAAATATTCTTTCATTTTGCCTCCTAGTGTGTTAAAGAGTACCATACGCCGAAACCGCCACGAGGATAAATGCAGCGATTTTTTATTGCACACTTGATTTCAATTCCGTAATAATTTACTTTTCTTTTGAAAATCATTTTTTTAATTATCTTTAACATTATATCCCCTTAAGAATAAAACCCCCTCTCTTTTTTTTACCTATGCTTCCAAAAGGTCCATAGGATCAAAGTAATTGAAACCGTAAAGAGTGAATCTTTTGTCACGATACCCCTCATTGATTAGTGCTTCCGCATATTTCAAGAGACTTTCTTTTTCCATTTTTCCTCCTATTAAAAAAGGGTTTACTTCATTCTCATTCACAGCACATCGGATTGAAAAAATAGAGATTAAAATCCCCTCTCTAAAAAGATTTAATCTTCGTGTTTTTCTCTGTTTTTTTCATAACATCTTTTTGCGACCTCTTTAAAGATGTTGTTTCCATTATCTTCCGCGCGATAATCTGTGATGTGCGTGATAAGACTATTTGTGCTTTCTTCGTCAAGACATTCGCTTTGAAGCCGACCGCGACCGGCTACCCTGATTCTACGCTCTTTTGTGCCGCTTGCCTTGCGTGAATTGTAAATTGACCAACAAGTTGGACAATTGCCTCTCGGCTTCCTTAATCCTTTATAACGAGGATGGTTAGGACATGTTACTTGAAATAACGCTTTCATAACGCCTCCTATTAAAAAATGTTTTATTGTTTGTAGCTCTCACATTGACTGCACATGGGATTGAAAAAATCCGATGAAAAATCTAAAAAATTTTTTGTCTAAGATTTTGACAGGTAAATTTTACATAGGTAGAAATTACATAGGTAAAAAATCCATACTATAGAATTATTACCTATGGTATTATTGCCTTGTTGTTGTTCACCTACCATTGAAAGCACATCGGATTGAAAAAATAAAGATTAAAATAAAAAAATACAATAATAAAAAATGATGTGCTTGTTATATATAATAGTATTATATAAAGATTAAAATAAAAAAATATAAGATATACGATTGTAAAAAATACTATGTAAAAAATGGAACATAGTAAAAAAACCATACCGAAAAATACATAGTATATTTTTTTATCCTTGTTTTTTGCGAAAAAAGAATGATTTTTTGTTTGGAACAGAACTTGCTATATATATAATATGACAACAACAAATAAAAAAAATAAAAAAAGGTTGCGCAAATAAAAAAGCATCGTATACTTGAAATAGAGAGGAAAACAAAAAAAGGAGGTCGTTATGGAAAAGGCATTGAAAGAGATCAGTATTGTAAAAAATAATGGGAAAGTAAGAGAAATAAATGGAAAAATGTATCCTGTTTGTGCATGGGACACTAAGTATAGTAATCGTAAAAACTTAGAAAAAAAATAAAAAATGGTTGCACAAACGGAAAAGGATGTTATAATAGAATAGAGAGGAAAACAAATAAGGAGGTAATAATGAATAGTGAAACAACAAAACGTATTGTTTATCTTGTCGTAAAAGGCATTGTATTGGGTCTTATTGTTAGTGCTATTATCGTTTTTGCATAGTATTCAATTTATAGACCCGGTTTTTTGCCGGGTCTTTTTTTCTTTTTTCAGGAGGTCGTATGATTCATTCAAATAATGTAGAATTTTCAGAACTTAATAATGGTTTTGAGATTAGATCTTTTTCGGATGGTAGAATCCCATCTGGATTCTTTTTTTATGATAACAAGAGGATCGCCGATGCATGTCGGGATGTGATACGTCAAGCCGATTTTTTCGGCTTAGATGAAACCGATGTATATATCGGATGGATGTTTTTTGTTGAAGGTATAAAACACGATGATATTGCATTTTTAAGTGATTATACTATTGGTCAAGTAAAAGGTAGAATACAAAAAATCACAAAAAAAGCAAAAAGATTGTTAGGTTATGGAACATCTTTTGCATCTAAAAAAGGTTTTTATGACAAGGTGAAAAAAGCAAATGAAAAGATACGAAAAATGAAAAGTGTTTCATTTAAAAGTATTACAGAAAAGAAAAAATATGATTTTTTTAATCATAACATTGTACTGCATACGATGAAAAAGAGAATAGAAAAAATGAAATAAAAAAAAATATATTTTTCAAGGTCGGATAAAACCGACCTTTTTTTGTGCTGAAATAATTATTAAAATAAAAAAATATTATTCAATTGGCATAGAATTTTCCACAAAGAGTATATGTAAGGTAGCGGGTAGGGTTCTTGGAATCAAAGGTACTTTATGAAAAACAGGAAAATCGGCGGGGGGTGCCCAAAACAATTGTCCAGCCCCTTTTTTCATTAGGTGGGTAGTTTATATGGGCGGGGGAGGGTTTCTTTTTGATTTTTATTGAAAAATTATTTTTTTTGGGTTGAGCATTAAATTTTTTCGGGGGGGCTTGTTGAGCATTAATTTTCTGAAGAGTTGGGGGACACGTTGAAAGGATTGGGTACTCCAAAATAATTGGGGGACACCCCAAAATAATTGGGAGACATTATTAAATTTAAAAAATATTGGAAACATTCTCTGATTAGTAGATATTGTAATATAGAGGTGGGACAGTTACTTTTACCCTTAGGAGAAAATTATTATGAAAGATAAGGTACTTGAGGCAATAAATGGAAATATTAAGAAATGGAAAAATATTAAACGAGGGAAAGGGGCAGATGAGGGAATAGATTGCCCTCTTTGCCAACTATTCTTTACAAATGATTGTAGGGGTTGTCCTATTTATGAACAAGGTGGTTTTCCCTACTGTGTCGCTACCCCCTGGGCTAAATGGTCTGATCATCAGCGAATTTATCACGACAGAATGGCAGGTGAAGGAGTAGGACCACTTAAGATATTGTGTAGTAAATGTAGGAGTTTGGCTGCTGAAGAGATAAAGTTTCTTAAAGGGGTTCGCAAACGATATATTAAAAATAAAAAAGATTATGAACAGATATTGCGGCTTATGACAGACACTTATTAATAATTTTGAAAGGAACCCATTATGACAATCACACCGATTAAATGGATGCGAGTAAAGAGAAATATTCTTTTTGTATCGTCTATTCCGGCGCTTGATGCTGAGAAAAGATGTTATGGCTTGACAGAGTTGATAAATCCGAAACAGGCGCTCTTTAATGATCGCATTGAAGTGTTGGGCAACAATGGCAATTATATCTTCGACTTTGAGAACGAGGTGGATACCTTCTGCGAGCTTTTAAATTTCTTTTGATCGTCGCTATGCGACAAAAACAAGGAGAAAAAAAAAGAATGAAAGCAGTATGTAAAAAATGCAAGTATTGTAGATTCGAGCAGACAATTTGGGGTTTTAATAGCTATTATAAATGTCTTGTTGAGCCAACAGATATTACTATTGATTTTGTAACAGGAAATGTGATATCTTGTTATAGAAGGTGCTCTGATGTAAACTCAGATGGTCATTGTAAACATTTTAAATATAAGGGGTGGATAAAACTACTTTTTGACCACCTTTTCAGAGTGGGGTTTTGAATATGAATGTAAATTTAATTGGAAATATACCGGCAAAAGAAAATGACTGTGTGACGGACGACAATCTTGCAGTTGCATTGTGTACCTATTTTGAATCGCTTCCAGAATGTCCAGAGGATGATATCAATACAGAAGTTGGTAGGTCTCAGTGGGCAATGGATAAAACAGATAATCTTTTGAAAAGAATAATAGAGGTGGTTTCTAATGAAAAAACCGATTGAAATTACTACACACCAGATAAGAAATATTGTTAAAGAACAGAAAAGACTCTCAGAAATGATTCAGGATTACGCATATTCAATTGACAACGCGCTTGACGAACGCCCAGACATCCAAGGGATGATAAAACATACCGACCTTTTTCCTTGGTACTGGATAAGTTATGGCGAAAAGTGTTATGCCTTTGAGGTTGTAGAGGCATTCCCAGCCAATGAAAATGATAGGTACCCAAAGCCTGGGACACAATTATATTATAATGACGAATGCAAGGTACAAGATGAAGATGGCGTTGAAATGATGGTTAATAAAAGTATTACTACTATAGAAGAGCAGTGTGGAGATGTCGTCTGTAAGTTTATCGCAGAGGCGCACACCTATCTATTAGGGAAAGAAATTTCAAAGCTTATTAAGGGTAAAAAATTATGAAAAAACTGATAAGAGTAGATAAGAAGAAAAACGATGGTTTTGTATATGACTATGATCAGATAGTAGAACTTACAGGTAAAACTAGGGAATATATTGGTGGTGAAGCTTTATTTATGACAAACGTTCAAGCGGTAATTTTAGCAATGCAAGAATGTGGCTATGTTGAAGTAATTAACGAGGGGGGAGAATGAGTAAAGCGCAAAACAAATATCGGCGCAGCAAAAGGGGTAAATTTAATGAGCGGCTCAATAAAAGGCTCAGACAGTGGCGTAGAGTATATGGTTATAAAACAGAAATTGATTTTGAAGAATTTATTAAGAAATATTCAGATTGTGGGGAATGCGAATATTGTGGCGAAAAGGGTGTAAAGCTCCTTTTTCATCTTGGAAGCCATGTTGCTAAAAAGATTGATAACACAATTAGAATTGAAGACATAGATTTTATTTGTCAAAAATGTCTTTATAATGAAATAAGGAGATATTAATTTGAATGTAACAGTATATACAGACGGTTCATCAAACTCTATTAGGCTGTGTGGCAACAGAAGGGGTGGCTGGGCAGCAGTATTCGTAGAAGACGACAATCCAGACAAAAAGGCTATGCATATTTGCGGCGGCGAGGAAGATACTACGAACAACAGAATGGAAATGACGGCAGCGCTTGAAGCTTTAAAGTTTGCTGATCTTTATGACAATATGACAATTTATTCTGATTCGCAATATGTTGTAAAGGGGTTTAACTCTTGGATACACGGATGGTTGAAAAATAATTTTAAAGATGGTACTATAAAAAATCAGGATCTTTGGGGAAAGTTTATACCATATCTTGCAATGGATAACATTACTATTAAATGGATCAAGGGACATAGTAAGAATAGGTGGAATGATGAGGCGGATAAACTTGCTCGCCGCGCAAGGTAGTTTTTAAAGGAGAAAACGATGAAAGAAGAAATTTTGAAAAGAATCGACATTTTAGCAGAAAGGCTTGAGGTTACGGGGCGACAACTCTTTGGAATTGTTACAGAGGGTATATTGTATTCGAATATTGTTTATATGGTTATTTATGGTGTTGTTTTGGTTGCCCTTTTGTCTGTTTTTCGTAAATCAGCAAAAAATGTTATTGGACTTAGTAAATTATCAAAGGAAGAATGGCAAACAGAAGACGGTAAAATAGCTTTAGGAATTATTGGTTTTGCTACGCTTTGTGCGACACTTCTTATTGTTTCCACACTTTTAATCAGTAGTATCGCAAAATGTATTGCTCCCGAATACGCCGCTGTACATGAAATTTTAGAGGTTCTTCGATGAATATAGCTTACAATGGAGATGCTATTAAACTTGCAAAGAAAACCGAAAACGAAATTGTTGATTTAATCCTTACAGACATTCCGTATAATATTTCAAGGAAAAATCAGCTACACACAATGGGCAGGACAGGCTTTGATTTTCAATGGGATAAAAATCAATTTCTTGTTGATTCTCTCTATTATATTTTGCCATTACTTAAAAAGGGCGGCTCTTTTATAACCTTTTCTTCTTTTGCTCAGTGTGGTGAACTTGATAAACTTATGGCAGAATGTGGAATGTTAAGAAAAGATAAGTTGATATTTGTAAAAAAGAACCCTATGCCTCGCAACATTAATAGGCGGTACGTTGCAGATGTTGAGGTTATTAATTGGTTTGTTAAGAAAGGCAAAAAGTGGACATTTAATAAACCGCCAGAAACCCCTTATTTGCGCTCTATTCTTGAGCATCCAGTAGCTACACATAACTCAAAGTATCACCCGACAAGCAAGCCAATTGGACTTCTTAAACAGCTCATTGAGGTTCATAGCAATAAAAAGGATTTGATTTTCGATCCATTTGGCGGCAGTATGACAACTGCAGTTGCAGCCTATGAGCTTAATAGATCCTTTTTGATATGCGAAAAGAATCAGGGTAATTTTTTGAAGGGAAAAGAGTTTCTTAAAAAGCATAGGGTTAAATTTACAGACGGAGGTAGCAGATGATAGCGTTGGCAGGACTATCAATTTTTCTTGTTGTTTTTTTTGTTGCATTCTATGTTGTTCTTACGCAGCGATATAGTGAAAGGATGCAAGTTGAGCAATTAAAATCAGCCCTTGGGCTTAAAACAAAGGAATTTAATAAAGAAAGAGCGGATAATGACAAAATTATGAATGACATTTTAGCAAGAAAGGAAAGAGAAAATAATGCAGCAATATATGAGCTTGTTAAAAAACATGAGGCGGAAAAAGAAAAGCTTAAAATGATGGCTAAGTCGTATAAAGAATTATATAGCTCATTGGCGACAATAATGGAGAATAATAAATTTGTTGCCGAAGATCAGTGGGACCCAGAAAAGGAGCCGCCGCCATAGTGTAATGGCATCACGGCAGGTTTTCGACTTATAGTGGCGGTTCCACTATTTTTAAAAGGAAAAGGTGTTATGATACGCAAATGCGAAGGCTGCGGGAAAGAAATTAAGATTTTGGCTAACTTTCCTGATCTTGACAGCAAACATTTTTATTGTCCTAAATGCTTTGATAAAACTTTTGAAGAGAAAACAACCCATTGTGAAAAATGTGGCAGACAAGTTCCAAGGCGTTGTCAAAATTGTTTCCTTGAGGTTCATAATCAATCTTGGCTTTTGTGTGGAGCATGTCAAATAGAGGCTGAACGGATGATTGATAGGTGGATCAACGAATGAAGTTACTTTTTTGTACAAACTGCTATGATATTATAAGTCTTAAATCAGAGGAAAGAAGGTGTCAATGTGGAACAACAGGAGGAAAGTACCTTGATGATTTAATGGCAGAATATTGGGGTGACAATGCTGTACCTCTTGGAATTTCTAATCCTTCTTTTGTGGCGGCATTGACTGCTGGGCAGCCAGTTGGAGATAAGGGGCTCAATTTTGAAGCATTTATAATGCCGAAGGATTGTGAAACTTTTAAAAAAATTAACAAAAGGGGAGAAAAATGAATGGAGTGCGTTGCGAAGACTGCGGAAAAGAGGTAATGTTCTCTGAACAATTGTCATATAGGGTAACTGATGGAAAAAATGTGTGTGTTGATTGTTCGCACAAGAAAGCTCCTTGTGAAAAATGCGGGATAAGAGATAATGTTACACTTGTTGAAATTGGATACAATTATTTTTTATTGTGTGAGCAATGTAGGGGTACTGTGTCTCATGTTGTAGCGGAGTGGTTATATGGCGACAAATAAGCGAAATAAAAAATTGTTGTTTACTATCGGAAAAAAAGATTTTGATATTTCATATTTTTCAGGATCAGGCGCAGGAGGTCAGCATAGAAATAAACACAAAAATTGCGTAAGGCTTAAACACAAGGATTCTGGCGCTATTGCAACTGGGCAATCACATAAGAGTAAAAAGCAGAATCTTAAAGAGGCTCTTCATAATATTGTTAAAGTTGGGAAGTTTAAAATGTGGCACAGTCAAAAGGTGCGCGAGGCATTGGACGGAATAACGCTTGAAGAAAGGGTTAATAAAATGATGGAGCCTAAAAATTTGAAGATTGAAGGCAGAAATAAAGAAGGCAAGTGGGAGGAAATTGAATGAAATTTTATACAGAAGAAAATAAAGTTATCAAGTCTTGGTGTAACAATCCAGAAGATGGTACAATTGATCAGGCTCGTAATTTAGCGAATCTCCCATTTTTATTTAAGCACGTCGCTTTAATGCCCGACGGACATCAGGGGTACGGGATGCCAATAGGTGGCGTAATTGCTTGCAACTCAGTAGTGATTCCTAATGCTGTTGGAGTTGATATTGGCTGCGGAATGGCAGTAGTGAAGACGACATTAACAGAAATCACCATCTCTGAATTAAAAACAATTATGTCTGGAATAAGAAAGAGGATTCCAGTTGGTTTTTCTCATCACAAAAGGATGCAAGACTTTAGCTTGATGCCAGAACTTACAGATGAGAAGATAGTAAGTGAGCAATATCTATCAGCAAGTAGGCAACTGGGCACTTTGGGTGGCGGCAATCATTTTATTGAGATACAAAAGGGGAGTGATGGACATATTTGGATTATGATACATTCGGGCTCTAGAAATTTGGGGTATAAAGTTGCGAAATATTATAATGAAATAGCCAAGGAAGCAAACAAAAAGTGGTACACACAGGTTGATCCAAAAAATGATTTGGCTTTTCTTCCTATAGATATGGATGACTGCCAAAATTATCTTAAGGAAATGGAATATTGCCTCAAGTTTGCTAAAGCTAATCGTGCATTGATGATAGAAAATATTAAGTGTGCGTTTGGAGAAGTTTTTGCAGAAATTTCTTTTGATAACTTTATTGATATTCATCACAATTATGTTGCGATAGAAAATCATTTTGGAAAAAACGTCTGGATACATAGAAAGGGTGCGACATCTGCTAAGGAAGGACAGACAGGAATCATTCCTGGCTCACAAGGCACTAGTTCATATATAGTAAGAGGAAAGGGCAATCCAGATTCTTTCAAGTCTTGTTCACATGGAGCAGGAAGGAAGATGGGGCGCAAAGAGGCACGAAAATCTTTAAATTTAGAAGATGAACAAAAAAAATTGGATGGTGTTATACATTCTGTCAGAAGCGAAAAAGATTTAGATGAAGCTTGTGGGGCGTATAAAAATATAAATATTGTAATGGAAGAACAGAAGGATTTAGTAGATATTGTTATAAGGATGGAGCCGTTGGCTGTTATAAAGGGATAAAATATATTTAAGAAATAAAAAATTTTATTATTGCTACAACACAACATCCGACATGGCCAGAGGCGCTTGTCGTTGTTGCGATTATAATTTCTTCTGCGTATGTTATTGTTAAGTTGAACAAATGATATTTAATAATTGCGATATGACAGATGACGGCATATATTGATATGAACGCCATTTAAGAACATCTAAGGTGAGTGGTTTTCTTAAAGTTAGATATACGCCAAGAGAGCCAATACCAAAAAAGGTGAGGACTGACAGATGGGAAGCGAATTAGAAAAAATTAAAATTTTTAAACCTGGAGAAATACTTGAGGGTTGCTTATTAGAAGACTATTTTGTAAAACATGATGACTATCCATATCTTTCTACGTTTGGTGATACGGCGGAGGAAGCCCTCAAGGAATTTATTATAGTTTTTGTAGAACTCTTTGAATGGGAATTAGAAGAAAAAGAGTGTAATGATCAACAAAATTTATAATGAAAAATGCGAAGAAACAATTGCGCGGATGGAAAACAACTTTTTGGATCTTGTTGTTACATCTCCACCGTATAACGTAGATTTAGGAAAAAACAAATATAATAAAAATTCATACGATTTATATTGTGACAACAAAAATCATAAAGATTATATAGAATGGCTTGGAAACATTTTTTTGTCTTTGCGTCCAAAATTGAAGGACGGCGGGCGCATCGTTATTAATGTGGGCGACTCAAAGAATGGCGCGATTCCTACTTCTTCTGATCTTATACAATATTTGTCTAATATGCATTATATTCCAATGGCACATATTATTTGGGATAAAGGGCAAACTTCCAATAGGTCGGCTTGGGGCAGCTATTTATCGCCATCGTGCCCATCGTTTCCAACCCCCTTTGAACACATTTTAATATTTGCTAATAAAAATAAAAAATTACAATGGAAAGGTGAAACAGATTTAACAAAAGAAGAATTTGTTGCGTGGGCTACAGCATTGTGGAAATTTAAACCAGAGATAAAAGCTAAAAAAATTGGACACCCAGCCCCTTTTCCTTTGGAGTTGCCAAAGAGATGTATAAAGATGTTCTCGTGGGTAAATTCTGTTGTATATGATCCATTTATGGGAGCAGGAACTACTGCTATTGCGTGTAAAATGCTTAACAGAAAATATATAGGATCAGAGATTAGTGAAAAATACTGCAAAACTGCAGCGGAAAGGTTAAAAAATGTATAAATATATTTCATTTACCAATACTGAAGACTCTCTTATTAGTAAGAGAATCAATAAATTGCGCGAAGAAGGCTGGTGGATAATTTCTCATTCTTCTTCTATTGAGCCAGATAACGAGGTTGTTTCTTTTGTGTTTGAAAGGGTTTTTCAGCCAGACAAGGAGGGCTAAAATGCGTAATATAATAGTATTTGACCTAGAGGGTACGCTTGGGCTTATGTCTAGTGAGAGAATCAAGTTTCTCAACGATAGAGACTGGGACAATTTTTATAAACTTTGTGATACAGATATGCCGAATCAACCCATCATTGATATTTACAAGGCATTTTGGCTATCAGGTAGAAATCTTAAAATTGTGACTGGCAGAAGCGATATTGTTAGAGATAAAACATTAAGATGGCTTGATAAGCACGGCATTTATATTAAAAGCGAAAATCTACATATGCGTCCACATGGAGATCATAGGTGTGATACTGAGTTAAAAAAAGAAATGGTCGCAGCATTTATTAATGATATATATATGGTTTTCGAAGATAGGGCGGCAGTTGTAAAGATGTGGCGAGATATGGGAATAACATGTCTGCAGGTTTCTGAAGGAAATTTTTGATATGGTTGAACAAAATCGCAAATTAGTAGATATTATATATAGGAGAACATCACTATGCTTTTAAAACTCTTGGACAATATATGGCTTTTTTTACGGTTTATTGATTTTCGTGTCATAGAGTCTGCAGATGATATTCCTTTCGATGTGCGATATTTTTTAAAACGTATTGTAATGACACTTAGCTATATTAAGCCTATTTTTTTATGTGATGGTGACTATGCTGTTACAAATGGACTCTTTGCAATAATGGCACATAAATTTCGCAGAGTAGAGAAAGAAATGCGCCATTTGGTAAACTCTGGAAAATATAAAAGAGAAATCAATTGGGCTATTGACAGACTTGAAGAATTGGCGAACAATAAATTTGAAAATGACTTTCACAATGCCCACGAAAACAAATGGGGTGAACGAGAAGTTCATCTTGATGGACAAAACTTTGATGTTTATGGAGCAAAAGCCAAGACGGAAGAAGAGAAAGAGCAGGAAAGAAAAGAATTTGTGGCTGCATACAAAGAGGCTGCAGAAAAAAGAGCAAAAACAATGCGGGATGTGATGTTGTTTATTGGAGAAAACGCAGATCATTGGTGGGACTAATAAAAACTATGAAAGCTAAAACGTGCGAAGAATTAAGAAATTTGCTTTATAATGCAGCAGAAGAGTTGGCTGAAAGGGTAGCTCCACTGTATAAGGTGCTTAATTGGGAGTGGGGCATTTTCAGGAGAGGCAGGGGGCAAAACATTCCTACAGAAAAGGATATTTGTGTCTGTCTTATCAGATTGATAAATTCATTAATAGATGAAAATATTTGTGGATATACAGAAACAGGCGGACTCTTTGTTAGAATTGAGGAAGATGAAAGCAATTGGTTTGTTGGTACAGTTGGATTTTTAGTTACAAAGGAACGTTATGTCAAAGACGAGTAAAAATTTTGTTAAAGTTGTTGGTGTGGAATTCGATAATGAACACGATAAAATGATTAGGGTCGAGTGTCCATATTGCAATCTTATACATAAGCATAGCGGTTATGGACTAAGACAAAGTTCGTGCTACCCTGGTGGATTTTATTATATTATTAAGGATGCGAATGATTAATTTAGACCCTACAAAGTTAAACCAGCTTGCAGACATTATCTTTTGTGTTGGAGCAATAGTTGGTATTATATTATTTATAATTCTTTTAATTAATGTGATTTCTATTAAAAAAGAATTAATTCATTTAAAAAATAAGATGGAATATCAAAATATTATTACTTCTAAGATTTATAAATTATAATATGAAGAAAATTTGATTTTAACTCACAAAGCACAAGGAGAAGAATAAATGGTTAAATCTGCAGTGATAACTGGTGTAAACGGACAAGATGGGGCGTGGTTGGCTAGGCATCTAGTTGATATTGGCTATCAAGTTGTTGGTGTCGTTAGGCGAGGCGCTACCGACAAGCTGTGGCGACTACGATATCTTGATCTTTTGAATAATAAGATGTTTAGTTTGGCTAGTGGAGATGTTACAGATTATGCGTCTATGGAAAGCATTTTAAAATGTCGTCCAGATGAAGTATATAATCTCGCGGCGCAGTCGCATGTCGGGGAAAGTTTCAAGGCACCAATTGCTACGGCTCAGACAAATTATATTGGTGTTGCAAACCTTCTTGAAGTTATTGCTCAAAATACTCCAGATACCAAGTTCTATCAAGCATCTACTTCTGAGCAGATGGGTAGGGGGCAATGGAAAGAAGATGTCTTAATGAACGAAAACACATCATTTCATCCAAGAAGCCCATATGGCGTGGCGAAAGTTGCAGCCCATTATCTTACTCAAAATTATAGGGAGGCTTACAACATCTTTGGTTGTTGTGGAATTCTTTTCAATCACGGTAGCGAATTGCGTCAGGACACATTTGTAACAGCTAAAATTTGTAAGGGTGCTGCGTTGATAGCGATAGGTGAAGCAGATAAGCTTGAGCTTGGCAATTTGGACGCAAAGAGGGATTGGGGGTATGCGCCAGACTATGTTCGCGCTATGAACCTTATTCTTCAGCAGGAAAAGGCGGAAGACTTTGTTATTGCTACCGGACAAACTCGTAGCGTAAGAGAGTTTTGCGATGTAGCATTTGGTATGTTTGATTTGGATTATAAAAAATATGTTGTTCAGTCAGATGAATTTTATAGACCTGCAGATGTTGGCTGCCTCATAGGTGATAGTAGTAAAGCTAAAGAAAAACTTGAATGGGAGCCAGAAACCTCCTTTGAAGAGATGGTTGCTAATATGTGCGAATTTTGGATGGATATGATTCAAAAGGGTGATAAATATGTATGAAACTGTTACACTGCCTATTAATTTAAAAATTAAATATAAAGTTATCGAAGATAAAGATGGTGTGTCGATTGATATTCGTTATGATGAAAAGGATATCGATGCATCTATAAGCGATGCTTTTACAAAGGCATTGAAACTTGCTGTTGATACTTCGGAAACACCGAAAGAGGAAAAATAATGTTTAAAGAAGAACTTGCAGACTTACTTAAAAAATATCGAATAATGTATGATAGCAAAATTCCTGACTACGATGATCTTGCTCAGTATTTAACTGGCTGCCTTTATAAGTATAGGATTAAAGGGGGTGACCAATGGACAGATATAAAAGATGAGATGCCAGAGGAAGGAATGACTGTAATTGGATACGATGAGCTTTATTGCGACATTGGTGAGGCTGAGTTCTGTTCTTGTTTAAATGCTCTAATATTTGTTGGTAGCCGAGGAGATGATTGTAACATTACGCATTGGATGCCTTTTCCGACACCACCAAAGAAGTTAGAAAGGATAACGAAAAATGAGAGAAACAGCTAAAGAGGGCATTTTAAAATTTGATATCTCAGATATAGATGGAGAGTTGGCGTTTAAAAGGGCTGTGAAAGTAGATGACTATTGTGCGGCACTTTTAGACGTTGCAAATGAAGTTTTCAGACCACACAGAAAACACGGTTATTCCAGTAAAAAACTTCAAGATATTATTAATATCTCATATGATGATGATAAGAATCTTGTTTTGGATATGATTTCTCTCTTGGAAGACATGTTTTATGAAATAATGGAAGAAAATGATATAAATTTAGACAAGCTTTATTGATAGGAGTGTTGATGGACATAGTGGCGAATGGAATTATTGGAAAATGAAAACGTATTATTATTGATGATGAGGACTATGAAATAGTAAAAAATTTTAGATGGACATTAAAAAAAAGTTCGAATACGTTTTATGCTAAGTCATTTAATGGTGAGCACACAATACTTATGCATCGTCTTATATTGGGATTAAAATTTGGAGATAAGAGAGAAGTTGATCATATCAATAGAGATGGTATTGACAATAGGAAATGTAATTTAAGAATAGTTAATAGAAATCAACAAAATCAAAATAGACGTGCTGTTAGAAATAGATGTAGCAAATATAGAGGTGTTTGTTTTGCAAAATGTGACTGTTGTAAATCTTTTAGGGCTGCGTTTAAAAAAGATGGTAAAACATTATGTGAAGTTATTTTTGCGACAGAAAAAATGGCTGCGTTATATTATGATTTAATTGCATATAAACATAATTCAAAATATAATTATTTAAACTTTAAAGATATAAAATATTATGAAATTAAAAACATTATAAGCGATGAGATTAAAAAACAGGCGGAAAGAAGCGAGATCATAAGAAAAAACAAAGGTAAGGGTAATGAAAATAATATTGGGAAAAAGCTTGTAAGTTATACTAAATACACAGGTGTTGGATATCGTAAAGAAAGAAAAAAGCCCTGGTATGCATTTTGTTACATAGATGGCAAAAGGAAGAAACACATAGGGTCATATGCAACAGAGGCAGAGGCAGCTATGGCGTTTGATGAATATGTAATAAATAATAAAGTAGAGAAATATTTGCAACATTTGAATTGTGGGAGGTAATGTGAAATTTACAGAAAACGGAATGAGGCTACTGAGGCGAAGGTATTTGAGAAAAGACAATAATGGAAATGTTGTTGAAACACCAGAAGAGCTTTTGGACAGGGTGAGCAAATGTCTTTCGCATTCAGAAATTTTTTATGGCGGTAAAACTAAAAGAAAAAAATGGTATAATATTATTAAAAATTCTTTGAACAATATGGAAATAATGCCATCAACCCCCATTCTTTTTAATGCTAGAGATCCTGAAATAGAAAAACCAGGGGTACTGTATGCTTGTTTTTTTGTTCCAATGTCTGATTCTATTCAGGGTATTTATTCGTGCCTACACCTTTGTTCTTCTATTTTTAGCGCGGGTGGCGGCATAGGGACAGATGTGTCGTGTTTGCGTGAAAATGGGGCTGATATAGGTAATGGTAGGGGCGTTAGTACAGGACCAATATCATTTTTGAAAGTATTTGATGCTTCGTCTGATGCGATTTTACATGGGGGGGTCAGAAGGGCTGCCGCACTTGCATCGATGGATGTTTCACATCCAGACATAGAGCATTTTTTGCGTGTTAAAGGGGAAAACTTACAAGAAATTAATAGACTTTTGGCAATTGTTAATTCTTCTAAAGATGGCATATTGAAAAAATATATTCAAGCTGAAATTTCTAAGTTGCAGCAACTTAGTCATTTTAATCTTTCTGTTAAGATCACAGATAAGTTTATGGATGCTGTAAGAAATAATAAAGATTGGGAATTAATTTCTCCACATACGGGAAGCGTTGTTAAAACAATTTCTGCCGCGAAATTATTTAACGACATTTGTAGGTGTGCACATAATTCTGCAGAACCTGGGGTTATTTTTATAGATGAAATTAATAGGCATAACCCAATGCCAAACATTGGACCAATTAATGGAACCAATGCTTGTTCTGAGGTTCCGCTTCATGATTATAATGCATGTAATTTGATATCTGTTAATTTAAATAAGTGCTTAGCTAACGAGGAGTTTTCTTTTGATGAACTGAAAAGAATCAGTAGGATAGCGCTTCGTTGCGGAGAAAATGTAATAGATGTTTCTTCATATCTTGATGAAAAGATAGAGAATATTGTTAAAAATAGTCGTGGGATTGGCGTTGGCGTTACTGGTTTTGCAGACGTTCTTGTAAGGCTTGGAATACCTTACGATAGCAAAAGAGCTAGAGATTTTGTTCGTAAAATAACAAAGGTATTAACAGACTCATGTCGTGAAGAGTCAAAAGAGCTTGCAAAAGAAAGAGGTGTTTTTAATAATTATAAAGGATCTCTAATGGAAAAAAAGGGATTTGTTGTTAGAAATGCATTTGTCAGCGCTCTGCAGCCTACAGGATCTACTGCGATACTCGCTGGGGCATCTCAGTCAATAGAGCCATACTTTTCATTGTTTTACACTAGAAATACTCACGAAGGCGATGTGTATGTTGAGCTTAATGAAATTTTTATTGATAAACTTAAAAAAATGAATATTGATACAGAATGTGTTGTTAATGAGCTAAAGAAAGGTAAGCAGCTTTGTGATATTGATATTATCCCAGATGAAATAAAAAGAGTTTTTGTTACATCTCATTTAATTTCAGCAGAGGGACATGTCAGAATGCAAGCTGCGGCTCAAGAAAATATAGATTTAAGCATTTCTAAAACTGTTAATTTACCATCTAATGCAACAGTAAACGATGTAAAAAATGTTTATCTGTTAGCAGAAAAACTCGGTTGTAAGGGGTGTACTGTATATAGGGATGGCTCAAGAGAGGGTGTTTTGCATTCTGTAGTCGAGAAAGAAGAGAGCGATGGTAATGAAGAGTTGCGAGACTTTTTGTATAATAAATTTGTCAAAGAGGGGCTTACGGCTAAAGAGATAGCCGACATTCTTGATGTTTCTGAATCACAAGTTTTTTCAAAGCTTAAAAGGTTTTGTATTAAGAAAAGTGATAAAAACACTACAATTTCTGCCAAAAAAATAAAACTTACTCAATCACTAAAGGAAATTATAATAGCGAATCTTCTTGTTGGTAATTCTAAAATAAACACTGTTGAGAGTCAGTCGTCTTATAGACAAGTAAGTGATCACTGTGTTTATACTAAGAATATTCGCAAAAAATTCTTGGACAACGGCATAAACTGTTCTGAGATTATGACAATTGTGACAGATAAAATATATTATTATTTTGACACTGTATTCAATAGTAATATTTATAATTTACCAGCAGATAATGATGTGGTAGATAAGTTAAGCAGCGACGAGATTGATACGTTATTGACAAGAACTTTTGTTAGACACCTTTTTCTTGTTGGCGGAGTTCGTACAGGAAGAGGTGGAATTAAGTTTTGTTCTAAACACGGAAACTATAATAACTTAAAGAAAATTATGCAGCTTGTTGAGAAGGAGCTCGGTGTAGAATTCAGCTATAAGCAAAAGGAAAACAACAATGGAATTGTTTATATTCCTAAGAGGTGTGCGGAAGACTTTTATAATTTTATAGAGTCTGGAGAGCAAATCAATAAGATTAATTCAATACAAAGCAAGGCTACTTGTCCAGAATGTGGTGGTATGCTTAATTTTTGTGAAGGCTGTAAGACATGCGCCTCCTGCGGCTGGTCTGCTTGTAGTATTGGCTGATAATGCAAATAAACGTATAATACAATAGGTGCTATGTTATTTATCATAATATAAGCACTATAAAGAGAGGAGAAAATATGTCTGATTTAGAACATTATGAAAAATTAAACGCAAAAGGTTTAACGCCAAAGGTGCGTGCAATCAATCCTAAGGCGGTTTCTGCTAGCGGACTTGGTGAATTTAGGCGCGATATTTCTGATGAAGAAATAAATCGTATTATTGAGGAAAATAGAATTGGACGCCTTGATTAATGCAAAAATACAATAAAGCAAAAATAGAAAAATTGGCAGATAGTGGCGAGTTAAAATATGAAGATGTAAGTGACATAGTAGAGTATTTAATTAATGCCAAGTCAAATAAAATTTATCAGACTATAGGGATATATGATAGAGATGATATAGCGCAAGAATTACGCATTAAATGTTTGAAAGTATTAAAGCGTTATTCATCTGACAAGGGAGACATTGAGAATTTTCTTGGCGTTTGTATTGACAATGCTCTTATTGATCTTGTTAGAAAACACACACTCAGGAAAAGCAACGTGTGTTTTTATTGTTTGTGTTATTCTAAAGGGGAATGCAAATATTATGACAACATAAAAGATTGTAAAAAATATAGTGATTTTCTTGCAAAGAAAAAGGAAAAGGAATCAATATCCTTGTTGCGTGGCAATTCGTCATTTGAATGGCGTAAGATAATAGATCAAGAAGATTCTTTTTCGCACGACTACGATATAGACGAACAAATTAAGATTGTACGCGATAATTTGAACGAGAGAAGCAAAAAGCTTTTTGATCTTATTATTGCAGGAAAAAGTATAAAGGAAGAAGAAAAGGTTATCTTATTTCAGGAGGTTAGGTATGTTGTTCGGAGATATGTGTGTTAATACATTTATTTGTTTGTCATGCGGTGAATCAATCGATGCTAACAATGTTGTTTACGAAAAGGTTGGTGATATCAAGGTACCTAAGGCTATCAAAGATAATGGAAAACTTTTCAAGATGATAGTTTGTCCGCATTGTATGTCTCCATACTTGGGATTTGTTCCATCAAAGTCGCATGACTCAATTCCTTTGTCATCAACGCCATCTATATCTACTGTTGATAACAATAATGGTGAGCAAAAGAAAGATGATTTCGCTAATTTTGCATATGGAAAAGATGGGAAAAAGAAAAGTGGGAAAACAAAAAATAAAGAGCAAAATAATGCTAAACCAGCACTAAGGAAAACTACAGAGTCTGTAAAGTGTATAGCTTGTGGGAAAGATATTGAAGTCGCAAGTGGGCACGGCGGTACTTTCGGGACTAAATGTGACGAATGTTTGAAAAAACTGCTTGGTGGAAAATGAAAAAAGATATTGAATATAAAATAAAAAGATACCTTTATGAGAATTATCAAGATAAGACAGACTCTCAGATGGCAGAAGAACTTGAGGTTGCAAGAAGCACTGTTGTAAGGTGGCGCAACACATTAGGTTTACAAAAAAGAAAAAAACAAAAGGGTGAAGAAACAGATATTTTAGAAAAATTTGAGGAAACATCTTCTGTAGACGTAAAGTCAATGACACAAAAACAGAAGAGAGAATATTTTTTAAAAAAATTGCGGAATAATCCTAGATACCAAATTACTAAGGGGCTTCTTACAGCAGAAGAGTTGAATTTTTATGAAGCTAAATACATAGAATATTCTACAAGTCCAGAAATAGAAACATTAACAGCGTATGAAGAAGACGATCTACATGAACTTACAATGACGCAAATCTCTAAAATGCGTATACAAAGAATGGAATATGATGAGGTTGCTAATGGTGATCCTGTTCCAGATGTATCTCGCAATACTAAGGATAAAGATGAGACTATATTAAAACTTAAAAAAAGTCTTGATCTTGAAAGATCTCAAAGACTAAGACGACAAGAAGATAGCGCTACAAATTTTATTAATCTTGTTAAAGAATTTAATAATGCAAAAATAAGAAATGTTGTTGGTAGAGAAGCTAATGCATTTAACGCATATGGAGATGAGTGCTTAAATAAAATGATAGAAGATGGCAATGCTTATGGTATTGAAGAAATAGATGTATCTAAATATTATGATGGAGGAAAGAATGGAGGAAGAAAAAAAGAAGAAGAATATAAAGAAAAAAAGGAAAAAGCAGAAAAGAAAAACTCCGAGGAAATTGAAAAAGATATGGGGGAAAAAGAGGCGCAAGAATAGTCAGATTGATAACATTAAAAAATCTAAGAAAAAAATAAAGATTATTTTACCTACAATTATTGTTGACACTAGGGAAAAATCGCCACATAAATATAAAAAAACAAAAGATAATAATGGTTACAAAATACAAAAGCTAGATGTTGGTGATTATTCACTCGAAGGATTTGAAGATTATGTTATTGTTGAGCGGAAGAATGGAATAGACGAGCTTGTCAATTGCTTTGGCAATGAGCGTGGAAGATTTATGAGAGAACTTGACAATCTTGCGGATGTCCCATATAGGTATATTGTTGTGGAAGAAAGCCTTGGGAGAGTGTTTGGAAAACGTAGATTTTCTAGAATGGCTCCAAAATGTTTTTTATCTAACGTTTTCTCTGTTATTGTTAAACGTGAAATTCCTGTTTTCTTTTGTAAGGATAGGTCTGAGGCTCATGCACATATTTATTGGCTGCTATATAAGGCATATAGTGTCTATATGGCAGAACAAGCAGAGATTAACAAAGATGTATAACGTTAGAGTATATTGTAAAAACAAGGCTTTAGGAGAATAATATGCCAATTATCACTCCAGATTTGTACTGGGCTCCTTCTTTAGATATAATGGATTTTGCAGATCCCCTTAAAGCTGGTGTGTCGATACAAAGTGACGACCCTATGGCAGAGATTGTTGCAATGTCTTTTCATAGCATTGGATGGTTTTCAAAATATATACTTGGCACAGAGCTTTGTGATTATCAAATTTGTTTTCAGAAGCTTATGTGGAGTAAAAAATATCCTTTGCTTATAGCCTCTCGTGGTGCGGCAAAAACATTTTCATTGGCATTATATTCTATTTCTAGAGGGCTTTTGTTACAGGGCAGTAAAATTATAATTGTTTCTGCATCTTTTAGACAGGCTAAGCGTGTTTTTGAGGAAATAGAGGCAATTTATAGGCGGGCTCCATTGCTGAGAGCTGCTGCAGGTTCAGCACCAAAAAGATCTGTTGATCATTGTTTGTTTAGGATAGGCGACAGTGTTATTAAGGCACTCCCCCTTGGTGATGGTAGCAAGATTCGTGGTGAGCGTGCTTCTACTGTTCTAGTCGATGAGGTAGATTCTGTTGATCAAGAAGTTTTTAATGTTGTTGTTAGGGGTTTTGGAGCTACACAATTAGATCCAATATCTAAGCTTAAAGAATCATATAGAAACATTAATAGTTCAAAGCAGCCTAATGTTGGGAACCAAATTATTATTAGTGGAACTGCCGGATTTCAAGATGGTAATTTTCATCAGATGTATAGACAATATTTAAAAATTATAAATTGTCAGGCTCAAGATTATGGATATAATCTTGCAGATGAGTTGGGTGAGAATTATGGCGATACATTTATTGATTATCGTAACTATGGACTTATGATATTGCCATGGCAAAAAATACCAGAGGGTATTCTTGATCGCGACTTGATTTCTAATGCTAAAATTACAATGTCTTCGATGTTATTTAATATGGAATATAATTGTATATTTGCAGATGTTTCTCGTGGATTTTTCTCTCATAAAGCCATAGATGGTGCTACAGCGAAGGGAATGGATGGCTTTACAGTTCAAGTAAAAGGCAAAGAAGATAGAGAATATGTTATGGGTGTTGACCCAGCTAGGACTGGAGATGCATTTGCCATTGTCGTCTTGGAAATTGGTAAGCCTCACAAGGTTGTTTATATAAAAACACTTTTGGATACTAAATTTTCTGAAAGTGTAAAGGTTATAAGGCGTATATTAGCAAAATTTAATGTGATTAGAATAGCTATGGATGCTGGTGGCGGTGGACTTACAGTCGAGGAAATGCTTGAGAATCCAGAATATTTTGTAAATGATCAAAAGCCAATCTTTGATATTGAAACAGAAAAGAAAACAAGGGATGGTGAATATATATTAAATGTTGTTAATTTTACGTCAAAGTGGATTGAGGAAGCTAATTTCTTGCTACAAAAGAATATAGAAGACTGCAGCATAATGTTTCCAAGTCGTGTGGTAAAAAGTGAAGCATATAAAGATGATAAAACTTCTGAGTTGATAGATGATACATATGAAGAAGTGAATGAGTGCAAAAGGGAAATGTATCAGATATCTGTAACGCAAACTAAAAATGGCAATAGACATTTTGATATAGACCCAACACTTGAGGCAAAAAAGAAAAAGGTGAAGCCAAGAAAAGATAGATATTCTGCATTATTGTTGGCAAATTATTTTGCAAATGAAATCATTGAAGAAAAAGCTGGGAGAAAAACTTCTAAAGACAGAATATTACAGCAATGGGATGATTTTAATGGCGGATGGGTAGACCAAATAGAATAAACGTATAATAATATAGAAATTATCTAATGGAGAAACCTATGTCTGAAAATAAATATAATAAAGATAAATCAATAGCAACATGGAACGATCTTGTTACTGATGAGTTTAATGAGAACGAAATCTGTGTAAACGACTATTATAATGATGCTACCTATAGAACATTTGCTGGCAATCGAATAGATCTTACGTCACATAGGTCAGCCTTTTCCAATAGAAATGGCAATAATACCATTATAGAAAAAATTTCGCAATGCAGAAAAGCCTATGAAAATATTGGTCTAATAGGAAATGTTGTTGATATTATGACAGATTTTGCACTTGAGGGTTTTCAGATAACACATGAGATAGAGTCTGCAGAAAGGCTTTTTAATAGGTGGGCAGAAAAGGTTGATTTGTATTCTGCAGTGGAGGAAATATTGCGAGGCATATTCAGAGATGGAAATGTTCCCATTGTTACATATAATGCCAAAATAAAAGATGAAGACATTAGTAATTTAAAAAATGTTGTTAATAAAGCTGCTGGTAGCGTATTAATGGATAGTACAGTAAATGTTGGAGAAATACCTTATAAATTTTCGATTCTTGATGTAATGTCAATGCAAGAAGTTGGCGCTGACCTTTTTGGTAATAATCAATATAGATATATGTTTGATCAAACTATTATAAAAAATACTTTAAATTCTGATAATAAAGAAACAAAAGAGTTGTTAGAAACTCTAAGAGAAGGGCTGTCTACAAAAGATTGGGAAAATTTTAAAAAAAGTGGGGCATATCCATTAGATTCTTATAATCTTGAAATATTGTATTATAAAAAAGACTCTTTTGATTCTTGGGCAAATCCGATGTTGTGGCGTATTGTTGATGATCTTAAGTTTAAAAAGACATTGCGTAATATGGATATTTCTGTTGCTGAATCTATTACAAATACCATTAGTATATTTAAACTTGGCAATGCATCTGAGGGGATGATACCATCTGCTACTCGTCTTCAAAAGTTTGCTTCATTATTAAAGAATCCTTCAAAATCTAAGCAAATAGTGTGGGATGATTTAGTTACTGTTGAAAGCGACGACAAAGAAGTTGGGAAAGTTTTGGGAGAAGCAAAATATAAACAAGTTAATAATGATATTCTTGCTGGACTTGGCATTTCTGAGGTTTTAATAGGCGGAGATGGGGGGAATTATTCAAATTCATTTTTGAGCTGTAGAACACTCCTTGAGCGACTTGAAACAGGAAGAAACAAAGTTTTGCGATGGGTTAGGAAGCAATTGGCTGCAGCCGCCGTAGGAGTTGGTATTAAACGTATGCCAATTGTAAAGTTTGCTAATATGTCGCTTAGAGATGAAACGGCAGAAAAGAAGATGCTTCTTGAGTTACTTGATAGAAATATTATTTCTTACAAAACACTGCTTGAACGTTTTGGCGAAGATTTTAATGTTGAAGTTAAAAGAATGCGTAGAGAAGACACGCTTCGCAAGAAGTTTGCTGAAAAATATCCTCACACATTAAGAAAGGTGGGCAAATTTGGACCACAAATACAACAGAGCCCTATAGAATATCCGAATAGTGGAGAAGATGACAATAAGAATGGTGGCTTTCCAACCGCGCAAGGCCCCCAAGGAGACAAGGGGGGTAGACCTGGAGATGATGGCGGCAAACAAGATGTTGTCCGCGATACGAATCCGAAAGGTATGTCGTGGAGAGAGTTGTTACCATACGCTATTAAAGCCTATGAAAAAATAGAAAAAATTTCTAAAAATGAAGATGTTGCATTTAAAATGTTCAAAAGTTTGAGTGTTGAAAAAATTATAAATTTTGACATAAACACAGCTATAGATATGCTTTACACAGAAGCGCCAGCCAAGCTTGATAGGTGTGTTGATGAAGTATATGCTAAACTTGTAAAAAAATATAAAGACAAGACAGGAAATGCTCCAGGCAAGAAAAAAAAGAAAGAGCTAAAAAGTTCGGCTTGGGCAATTTGCAAAGAGCGTATGGATGAGTAATTACAATAACCGTATAATATAATGAGGTAATTTTTATATGGAGAATTTTATTACATTAATTTTTAGCGAGTATGGCGCAATAGCTGCTACAGCGTTGGTTTTTATAAGTTTATGTTGGTTTCTTTTGAAGCATATATTAGATGATCATAAAGAAGATAGGGGAAAGTGGCTTGAAATAGTTAATAAGCAAAATTGTATTATTGGTAATCATATTGATCATTTAACAAAATCAACGAATAGCTTAACCATAAACCTAAAGAGGCACGATGACAGAACGGCAATGTTATCTAAGCAGATTGTTGATGCTATCAATAGTCAAACAGAAATTATGAAAGCATGGAGGAAATAAAATGATTAGTAAGTATATCAAAGAGCGTATTGATGCTGATGCAGAAAAAACACAAGAAAATGAAAATAAAAAAACTGAAGCGCAAGTAAAAGAACAAACAAAATTGTATTCTGTTGAGCAAATAGAGTTAAGGCTTGAGAATAATGAACAAGAAGGATGGGCTTGGATTACTGTTCATAGGGCTCATGAAACTAATGATATGTATGTTATTGTTGATGGTATGCACACAAAGGAGCAGTGGGCTGATATTGCGAATGCCATTAGGAAGCTAAGCAATGAATAATAAATATCATAAAACGCGATTAGTTGCAAAAGCGCGTATTTGCGACATTGATGATAAGGCAAAAGCTGCTATAGCTGAAGATGTTAAAAATAACGTTGCGAGTAGCAACGATGATATATATGTTGGTGCGCAACAAGACTTGATAGTTGTTGAGTCTGTTCTTGTATCAACAGGGATAAATAAGAATGATGATGTCTTTTTGCCACAAGAACTTGCATCTGTGCATGGAACTGGACGACACAAGCCAGTTAATCTAGAACACAATGATGAACAGATAGTTGGGCATATGATTGAATCATTCCCTACTGATAAAGAAGGAAATAGGATAGGTAATGACGTTATAGATGATCCGGAGAAAATACCCGCATCTTTTGATTTGACTAATAGGGCAGTTGTTTATGCATATGTATTTCCACAATTAGCACACGATATTAGGGAGAAGGCATCAAGCAACGAACTTTTTGTGTCAGTCGAGGTATGGTATAAAGGCTACGATTATCTCGTTGGTGACTCTATTGTTAGGCGCAATGAGAGCACAGCCATGGTGTTTGATCCGGTGTTACGTATTAATGGTGGTACTGGATTTGTAGATGGGGCAAAAGTCGGTAGAGCATTAAGGGGAATGCTTATAGCTGGCGTTGGTCTTGTCAAGAATCCTGCCAATGAGGAAAGCGTCATTAAGTCTGTATCACATGAACCTGAAGAAAAAAATAAGGAGGTTAATGCATCTGATTTAATTGATGAATTCCGAATGGGTTATTTTAATTCCGAGGAGGTTGACATGGGAAAATCTAAAGCTGGGAAAGAAGAAGAAAAGAAAACTACCAGCACGACCGCACAATCTGAGGAAACCACAGAAGATCTTGACAAGCAAGAGGAGGGCGTCACTGGAAAAGCTGAAAATTCTGATACCTCTACGGATTCTATTGAATCTAAAGAGACTGAAGAAGAGACGGTTGAATCCAAAGAGGAAGACGTAGAAGACACAGACAAAAACAGTGCTACAGCCAAAGAAAGTGACATTGAGGGTCAAGAAAATGCTGAAACATCTGAAGAGGGTGAATCTGAAAACGAAGAAGATCCTGAGAAATCAGAATCGGCAGAAGATGGCGAAACAGATAGTGTTGAAGAGTCGGAAGATTCTTCGAAAGATGAAATTTCTAAACTTAAAAGTGAAATTAACGAACTTAAAAAGTCAATTGAAAGCAAAAACAAAGAATTTGAAGAAGTTGTTGCTGATCTTAAAGAGATGAGGGCGAATAAAATACGTGAAGAGCGTATAGTTGAAGCTACCGAAAAGTTGATGGTTGAAAAAGCAAATGCTGAAAAGCTTGTTGATAAAACTATTGATATGGATGCTGAAAACTTCACTTCTTATCTTAACGATCTTTTTGAAATGTTTGGTAATAAAACAACGGCTTCTACAGAGACAAATTCTGAAGACAGCGAAGAGGAAAAACAAGAGGATGACACTGAGATTGATAAAGTTATAGATAAGGCTGTTGAGAATGCTGAAAAAGATGACAAAGATAAGGTTGATTTCAAAAATAGCGTAGATAAAGACGACTTAGTGGCTAAATTTCAAAAAGCCGTAAGTAAATTTGCGCCTAACAAACAAGAAGACAAGGAGGAATAATATGGCACTTAAAGGTGAAAGACAGATTTTTGCTGAAACCGCAAAGTATCGCCTTGATGAAATCAAGGAAAGGGGCTATTTTCTTATGCTTGATAGCTCTAATGAAGGATACGCCAAGGTAGCTGACACAAATATCTCTGCTACAGCTAATATGCTTGGCTGTTTGCTGCATGATATGATTGCAGACAATAGTGATTCTTGTCCTGCTAACCATCAAAAGGCATTTGAAGTATGGAAAGGTGGCAAGGTTCCTATTCTTGAGGCTGGTCGTATTAAGACCGATGTAACTCACGGCACAATCGCCGTTGATGATAAAGCGTATGTCAATCAGAGCGGTGTTCTTGTTAATGCTGCATCTGGTGATGGATATGTGTATAAAGAGGTCGGAGTTTTCGAAAGCACTGCAGACTCTGACGGTTATGTTGATGTGCGATTCGATTGTAGAAAGTAGAAGGGGGTAATAAATGAAAATTTTGAATAAAAAAGCATTCCAGATGGATGACGAACACAAAGAACTCCTTCGCCAGACTGCTTCGAACGATCCTGAGGTACAGGCGAAGTATCGACAAGCACTTGCTCAAACATTGGATGGTGCTTTTAAGTCTGCAGTTCTTGAGGAAGACACTCTTGAAGGTATTTTTGATAGGGTTATGGTTCCAGTTGGTGGAGACACAAGGTTTCCTATTCATTTTCTTGAACCAGGAGACGAAGAAGATCATGTAGCTTTTGTTATGCCTAAAGAGGGCGCGATGCCTTTGCGCATGATCGAAGGCGATGAGATTTATGTTTCGACGTATGTTCTCGGTAATACTATTAATTGGCCTATCCGTTATGCTCGCGATGCGCGCTGGGATGTTGTTGCCGATGCAATGGATGTTTTTTACTATGGTTTTACACGCAAAATGAATGACGACGGATGGAAGACAATTATTACTTCTGCTGTAGAAAATGGTGCTGTTACTGATAGCGATGCGGCAGATGGAACTCTTACGAAAAAGCTTTTCACTAATCTTCAGATTGGTATAAAGCGACTCACTGGTGGACGTAGGAGTAAGGTAACAGATGTTTATCTTTCTCCAGAGGCACTCGCTGACATTCGTAATTGGGGACCAACAGTAGTTGATGAAGCCACTCGTCGTCAAATTTTCCAGGGCGAACAATCTCTTCCTGCTATTTTTGGTGTAAATCTTCATGAACATCTTGAACTTGGTGAAGGCCAGCGACTCCAGACATACATTGAGTCTTCAGATGGTCCTGATAAGAGCTCTTGGTTTACGAGCGACAAAGAATTTTGTATTGCTCTTGACTTAAGTTCAAAGCCCAACTATCCTTTCAAGATGCCTATCCGCGAAGAGCTTGGTGTATTTGATGACCAAACGATGCATAAGACAGCGCGCATGGGGGTGTATGGTTGGATGGAGCTTGGATTTGCAGTTCTTGATCAAAGATACGGTATGATAGGTACATTTTAAGATTCATAAGCTGTTATTAATACAGCATTTATAAGTTAATTTTTTGAGAGGGGTTTTAAAACCCCTCTCATTTTTTTTTCTCTCTGTTTATGATTCGAAAAGTGGTAGGAGTTAGGTTAATGAATATAAAATGTAGCAATAAAAAACTGCCAACATAGTTAGGAAAAGAAAATTTTGAAACCGTATAATTATATAGAGTAAGTTTATTATTGCATATCTTTTTTTTTATTTTTTCACATTGGAGGTTTAAAATGGCAAATTATTACAAATATGGTGGAACTGGACGCGGTATTGCTCTTGATTCTGATGGGAAACTTTTACTCAATGCCGATCCATCTGCAAATGGTAATGCATTTGAATATGGAACTACCGGAAGAAAAATTAAAGTAGATTCAGACGGTAAGCTTTTAGTAGACATTGAGGGCGTTAGTACAGACGGGGAGCTGGAAACTGCATCTGGACTCTTGGACACAAGGATTTCGACACTCGAAAGTAATAAGTATACAGCAGTCCTTGCGTCTGGTGACTGGGCGGCATCTGGCACACTTTATTCTCAGACAGTAAACCATGCGCTCAACGATCAGCTTGTTGCGGTACAATTTTATGATCCGACCACATATGAAAACAAGACTGTTGATCATTATGTGTTACAAGATGCTAATAATGTAGAGGTGCTTGCTTCTGGTACAGATGCCCTTGGTATTATAATTATTAGATAATTGTTTTAGAAAGGATTTATTATGGGAAACATTTTTGATTATGGGCCAACTGGAAGAGGATACACAGTAGACTCTGAAGGAAGGCTGGAAATGAATGCAAATGCGTCTGCTAGTGGGTACCCGCTTGCATATGGGGCGACTGGCAGAGTTTTGGCCGTAGATGGCAATGGTAAGATTTTGGCAAATATTACAGACGACTATAGGGACACACTTATCAATGCTGTAGACGAGACTTTTGCAAGTGGCGCTCCGTATGCTGAGATGAAAGGGGCAATTGTCCCATTTAAGGGCAACGTTTATGCTGCAGCAGCCTCTCCTTATGGTGGAGCAAGTGATGATAAAGTGTATAAGTTGTCATTAGACTCAAGTGGTGTGTGGAAGCCATCTCTTGTTTTTCAAGCTGGTTCTGGCGGTTGTGTTCCAGGTTTGGCGGCAGTTGGCGAACGGCTTTATGCTTGTGGTGGACAATTGAGTCCATCTGGTATTGTTTGGTACACAGAGGATGGTGAAAATTGGGATGTTTTGGGACATATGCCACATGAGCCAGGGGCGAATCAGCAGCCAAGAACACTATTAGATATGTGCGAATTTAATGGTGAGCTTGTTGTTTCTACAGCGAACAACGTATATGTTGGTCCGCAGCCTGTATATAGATGGAACGAAACAGATGAAGAGTTTCAAGTATTAACTTATGCTTATACGCACGCCGGACTTTGGGGTTGGACATGGCTGTGTGAAGCTGCTGATGGAAAATTGTTTATTGCCGCTGACAAATGTCAGACTATAAGTATTTATGATGGGGCTATTGTTAAAACGAAAAATTTGCCAGCTCAGGCTGGTTCACAGGCTATAGAATATAATGGCAACATATATTTGATTGCAGATAAAATTTACAGAATTTCAGATGTTGATGGTATAGAATACAATGTAGATTTTGAGCTTGATAGTAGTTTTAAGTTTGGGTCTTATGCACAATATGCAAAACCTGCCTTAGTACATAATGGAAAACTTTGGGTGTCAGCGCAAGGTATGCTTTTCTGCAAAGACAACGATGAGTGGCTAACTGTCAATACAGCATTAAGCGGAGAGCTTGGGTATTGTAGGCGAATGTATGAAAAAGATGGCAAGATTTATGCATTTTATAAAGCTGGCTATTTAGAATTTGAAGATAATTTGCTTTCTCCAGGAGTTCCACAGCACAATAGTTCAATCGTTCAGCACAATGATTATATTCCACAAATCCTCGATTATCTTGGTGTAAGAAGTCAGTATCAATCAGAGAATTATTATACTAAGCAAGAAAGCTATAATATAGACGCGAACAATAAGTCTTATATGATTAATAGTAAACTTAAACGTTCTCCTGAATTTAGTGATTCTGGTGTCCTTTCTTCTGATGATACTATTCGTTCTGCAATACAAAAGTTGGATGGACACGTTTCTTCTGGTGTTGGCAAATATAATACAGTGCTTGCTTCTGGGGATTGGGTTGCCTCTGGTGTACTTTATTCGCAGACTGTGACTCACAATCTTGGCGATCGTTTTGTAACTGTCCAATATTATGATCCGACATCATATGTTAGTGTAGATGTTGACCATCATGTATTGACAGATGCTAACAATGTAGAAGTTCTTGCTTCTGGCACAGATGCTCTTGGTGTTATTGTAACTAGGTAGTAGTATTAAATAATAGGCATTTTTAAGGCTTTATTATGGGGCAGATAATTCTGCCCCATTTTTATACAATAAGTCGTATAATTATATAGAAAGAGTGCTGTTTATTTTATAATATGTTCAAATTATGTTGTATTATTAAACATTTTGTATATTAATTATTTTATTTTAGGAGGTTGTAATGCAATTAAATTATGAAAGTGCTAATGCTTCTTGTAGTGGTTTTATTTCTAATCTTAATGGTGGAGCTATTTCTTTTCATGACAGCGGTGATTCTGAGATTATAAATTGTGCAATGAATACGCCCGCTTTTGATAATCCTGTCAGTGGTGTTTCTGCAATGTCTACATCTAGCACCGTACAAGATGTCTCTACTGGGTCTGGTGTTATTGATCATGCACATTTTTTACAAGCAGACGATAGCATTTATTCTCAAATGACGTGTGCAACTAGCGGTGCAGAATTTAATTTTAGCACATTAGAATTTGACGAAGGTGAGACGCTTGTCATTGATAGTTTGTCTGTTGGATGGACTGCAACTACATTGACATAAAAATTTATTTAAAGATCAACAAACTTTTTTATTTAAAAAGCGCAATTTATTTTTAATGGAAGGTTGATTATGATAAAAAATATTAAGCCAAAAATTTGTGCGACAATCTTTGTGAAAGATAAAAAGACAGGCTTAATCAAGTGCGATATTGGAAATAAAACAAAACTATTAACAATAGATGAGGCCAGAAAAATAATGGCTAAAAGGATATAAGTTATGGCGCAAAAATTGGTGTCTTTATCGAGTCGTACTGATTTAGAAGAAGAAGAGAAGAATAAGACGCGCTATGTGGTTGCACACAACGGGCGCGACATTTATCATGCGGTAGAACTTTTTCCTGATCTTCAAGTTGCGACAGGACAGAAATATCTTGAAGTATTTGATACGAAAGAAGATGCATATTCTGTTTTTAATGAAAAAATAATGTTTGCTACCGACATTAAAGAAGCAGAAGAAGCTGAAATAGAGTTAAATAACACTAAAAAATAATTGTAATTATATTATAATTATTATTTAAAGAGGATAACAGATGGCAAATTTTATATCTAAATGGAAAGTTATTCCTGGCGATTTGTCTATTTCTTTACCTCTTGTAAATGGTGGAACATATAATTTTGTTGTTAATTATGGAGACGCAAGTGGTGACTATACTGTTACATCATATAATGATGTTGACGCTACACATGAATATGCTGCTTCTGGTGAGTATACTGTTACAGTAAGCGGAACTATTGAAGGCTGGTCCTTTAATGATGGTGGAGATAAAGATAAGATAGTTGAAATAAGTCAATGGGGTGATCTTAGTTTTGGATCTACAGATGGTCAATTTTATGGCTGTGGCAACTTAGATATAACAGCAACTGATGCCCCTGATTTGTCTAATACAACTAGTTTACGTTATTGTTTTCGTGATTGCTCTTCGCTTACTTCTTTAGATGTAAGCAGTTGGGACACATCAAGTGTAACAACTTTAAGTCGTTGTTTTAATGGTTGTTCTTCACTTACTTCTTTAGATGTAAGTGCTTGGGACGTATCAAGTGTAACAATTTTATATTCTTGTTTTCATGGTTGTTCTTCGCTTACTTCTTTAGATGTAAGCGGTTGGGATACGTCAAGTGCAACAAATTTAAGAAATTGTTTTTATGATTGTTCTTCACTTACTTCTTTAGATGTAAGCAGTTGGGATACATCAGGTGTAGAAAGTTTACAAGAATGTTTTTATAATTGTTCTTCGCTTACTTCTTTAGATGTAAGTTCTTGGGATGTATCAAGTGTAACAACCCCATATGCTTGTTTTCGTGATTGCTCTTCACTTACTTCTTTAGATGTAAGCAGTTGGGACACATCAAGTTTAACAAGTTTACGTTATTGTTTTGAAGATTGTTCTTCACTCTCAGGATTAGAAATTCATAATTGGGATGTATCTAGTGTAACAACAGCAACAAACTTTCTTAATGGAGCAAATAGCGCCCTTACAACATATGAATACGATCAAATATTAATTAATTGGTCAGAGCAATCTTTAAATAATAATGTTTCAATCCACTTCGGAGATGCACAATATGATTTAGGAGAACCTGAAAGTGCACATAATGTTTTAACAGATACATACGAGTGGACGATAGTAGACGGTGGAGATACAGGAAGTTATTTTTATGTTGTTGATGCGGAAATTGTCGCAGATAGTCCATTTATAGAATCTATATTAAATAGAGGTACAGATAGACATATAGATGCTGAAATTACAGTAGACAATCCATTTATAGAGTCTGTACTTAGAAGAAGTGTGTCCAGACATATAGATGCTGAAATTACAGTAGACAATCCATTTATGGAATCCACATTGAGTAGAAGTAAACATCTCGATGCTGAAATTACAGTAGACAATCCATTTATGGAATCCACATTGAGTAGAAGTAAACATCTCGATGCTGAAATTACAG